CCCGCCATCAGCTTAGAGCGGCAGGCGGAATATGTTCTGAACGCCAAGGTTCTCAACGCTCTTGCGGCAAAAGCTTCTGCTATGACGGAGCTGCACAGCGCAAGCGGTTACCGACGGCCAAAGCTGGTGAGCGATGAGCTGGTGGCGCTGAGCGAAAGGCTTCGTGAGCGTTACGGGCATACGCTGCCCAAGAGCCGTGCACGATTGCTGGAGAAATACAACCATTACCGCCGGTATGGTTACGAGGTATTAGCCAACGGCAATTTCGGCAATCAGACCGCACGCAAGATCGGTCCCGCCGAGGGGCGTGTCCTGATTCGCTTGCGGCGCAGCAAGTTCCCCGTGTACACTGAAATGCAGATATTCGAGGAGTACAACCGCATCGCCAAGGAAAAAGGGCTTTCGCCGGTGAAATCCCCGCAAACGGTAAGCAATTACCTGAACAAAACAGCCGTCAAGCTCTGGTGGTTCGCCTCCGTACATGGCGAGGTGGCTTTCAAAAACGAGTTCATGCCTACTTTTGACACGAAGATGCCCGACATGCCGAATACACTCTGGTACGGTGACGGAACAAAGGTCAACCTTTACTATAAGGAATACGACAGGAAAAGCAAACGTATGGTGGCCCGCACGACGGACGTGTACGAGGTAATGGACGCCTGCACGGAAGCATTTATCGGATATTCTTTCGGTCCTGAAAGATTCAGCACCCAATATTCGGCTTACCGCATGGCACTGGAAACATGTAAAGTAAAGCCTTACGAAATCGTGACCGATAACCAGGGCGGGCACAAACGTGCGGATGCGGTGGCTTTCCTGGGGCAAATCTGTCACCTGCACAAAACCACGATGCCTCACAATGCACAAAGCAAAAGCATAGAGAGCGCATTCGGGCGATTTCAATCCCAGGTGTTGCACAAGATGTACAACTTCACGGGACAGAACATTACGGCCAGAAAACGCGGCAGCCGTGTGAACTTAGACATGATCACCGCAAACATCGAGAGCCTGCCCACCCGAGAGGATATGATGGAGCAATACCTGCACCTGCGGGATGAATGGAACAACTCCCCGCACACAGGCTCGGAAACGGGGTTGACACGCATGGAGATGCAGGCTTCACTCTGTTGCCCGTATGCCGAACAGGTAGAAGGGCGCGAACTGGCGGAGTTGTTCATGCTGACCTCTGCCAAGAGCGTGGAATACGGAACGGAAGGATACTGCTTCACCCTGAACAAACAGGAGTACCGCTACATGGTATACGGTGAGGACGGGCTTGTGGATATGAATTTTCATTTGTCCAACGTCGGAGAGAGTTTCCATTACCGCTATGACCCGGCGGACATGACCCGCATAGAATTGTGGAAACCCACTGCCTCAGGGCTTGTATTTGCGGCGGTGGCGACTCCCAAGGTAAGCATCCACCGTGCCACGGCGGACCGTGCGGAAGAAGAAGACGCGTTGCTTTTCGCCCAGCTCCGCGCCAACGAACAGGCTCGCGTAGCCATGCATATCGCTTCCGAAGAAATGCTGCTTGACGAATGCGCCGGAGAAGCGTACGCGAAACTCAACATCCCGCGCCCCGTGGGCGTGTCGAAGAAACGGATGGATGCGTACAGGGAAGCATACGCCACAGGCAAGATAGAGGCGCCGGTAAGCTATCCGGACGGTACGGAACCCGTCCCCTTCTCCTTTGAGGAAGAGGACGAACAGGGTATCGCCACGGTGGGGGAATTTACCAAAGCCGCCTCCGAACTTACATGGGAAGAGATGTACGGAGACTTTTAAACGAGAAACAAGCAATATTCAACAATCATTCAAACAATATTCAAACAGATGAAAGAACTTACCAAGGAACAAAAGAATGACATCCGCGAGGCGCTTGCGGATTATTGCAGCAACTACCCTTCACAGAACCGCGCGGCCGAAAGCCTGAACGGTGTGAGCGCCGCCACCTTATCCGCCCTGATGAACGGCAAATACACCAATATCAGCGATGATATGTTTATCCGCATTTCCGTACAGATAGGCTACAGCCTCGAGGGCTGGACGCTGCATGAAAGCGCCACCTTTACACGCATCACCTTCGCCATGAACGACGCTCAGATGTACAAAAACGTAACGTGGGTGGTAGGTGACGCCGGATGCGGAAAGACGGCGACTGCAATCGAGTACCGCCGCACGCACCGCAACGTGTTCTACATCCTATGCTCGGAAGACATGCGGAAAAGCGACTTTGTCAGGGAGATAGCCAAACAGGTAGGCGCGCCCACAGATGGGACTAACCTGCGTGACATCCTGGAGTATGCCATATCCATGATTGCTTTCCTGAATAATCCGCTGCTTATTTTCGATGAGGGCGACAAGCTGACAGACTCGGTATTTAATTACTTCATATCGATCTATAACCGGCTGACGGGCAAGTGCGGCATCATATTCCTCTCTACGGACTATATCAAGCGGCGGATGGAGAACGGGTTGCGCTACAATAAGAAAGGATACAAGGAGATCAACTCTCGCATAGGACGCCGTTTCTATGAAGTGTCCGCCACCACCCGCGAGGACATCTATGCGATTTGCCGGGCGAACGGCCTGACAGATGAAGCAGACATCAAGCGCGTGCTGCGTGAAGCCGGACAGGCCGAGCATGACCTGCGGCGCGTAAAGCGTGTTGTGCACGCCTGCAAGCGCATTGCCGAATCCAGGAGATTGGAGGGTGCGCGATGAACGGAACTACGACGGATACGGCACGTACGTTCGCCCGCAATGCGAAAGGAGTACGCGAAGTGCTCAGCATGAAGTTCGAAACTCTTTCGTTCGAAGGTGCGTGGTACGACGCATTCGGCACGCCTGAACGGAAAGGGGTATGGTTTATCTGGGGAAATTCGGGGAATGGAAAGACTTCATTCGTCATGCAGCTCTGTAAGGAGCTTGCAAGATTCGGCCGGGTGGCTTACAACAGCATGGAGGAGGGCGCCTGCCTGACAATGCAGAACACGCTCCGACGCTTCGGCATGGATGAGGTCAACCGCCGCTTCCTGTTACTTGACAACGAGAGCATGGAAGAATTAAGCCTCCGCATCAAACGTCAGAAAAGCCCCGATTTTATCGTAATAGACAGCTTCCAGTACACGCAGATGACTTACCGGCAATATATCGCTTTCAAGGAGCGACACCGTAACAAACTGCTCATCTTCATCAGCCATGCCACCGGCACGCTCCCAACCGGGAGATCTGCCAAAAGCGTCATGTTCGACGCGGCGCTGAAAATATATGTGGAAGGGTACCGAGCCATCAGCAAGGGACGGTTCATCGGACCGGTGGGACATTTCGACATCTGGCCGGAACGGGCGCAGGAGTATTGGGGTAGGAAGGAAAAACAACAATAAAGAAAATGGGACGGACAATCGAAAAAAACATCAGCCCACAGCAATTAAAGGCGCTGCACGCCAAGTTCCGTAACCTGGGCATGGATGAAGAGGCACGGCGTTCGTGCATCTACTCCCTGACCGGCGGACGTACGGACAGCTTGAAGGATATTTCATTTTCGGAAGCACGGCATCTGTTTTCCTTTCTCGACGGAGATATGGAAAAGAAACGGAAGGAAGCCGCAAAGAACCTGCTCAGGGGCATTTTCGCGTTATCGTTTCAAATCTCCTTCTTGAACAAGGATTATAGCAATGACACTCCCGAGGAGTTTGAAATGAACAAGGCGAAACTGAATGTGTTTGCGCGCAACCGCAGCAAAGCCCGTTGCAATGTCACGGAGATGACATTGGAAGAGCTGAAAGCTTTCAAAAAACAATTGGAAAAGATAGCGTACAAAGAGAACGAATTAAAATAAAACAGCCATGAGGAAAAGAAACAACCGGGAAATCAATCATGCCATTTCCCTGCTCCGGAAAAACGGAGACGAAAAAAGCGCCGCACAGGCAAACGTTTTGGAGTGCAGGCATAATGAGGCGCAGGTCTTTGATCAATATGTCCGAGGGGTATCCGAGGATGAAAAAAACGAAGAGCTCTTTTTCGCCGCGCGCGATGCGGCGCGTTATCTGGCGGGGAGCCTTTCCCTGGAGGAACTCATACCCGGTGCCGAGGTGCCGGAATATGAGGAAACGGAGGACCCGGACAGGATTATGGTTTCGCGCCGTACGCTGTTGAGCCTGATGCAACGTGTCTGCCGTTTGGAAAAAGTGCTCGGCATGCGCAAGGCATCTATGAAGATCAATCGCAAGCCCGTGGAGGAAGCGGAAACAAATGACCTTATCTGTCAAGCAGATGCATGCAGATATGTGGGGTGTAGCAAATCCACCATAAAACGTTGGGCGGATAAAGGGCTGTTGACCGGTTACAAGAAGGGTACCCGGGTATATTTCAGCAAAAGGGAATTGGACAAAAGCAAAGTCGTACGCGAACACCGGACTTGTAAAAAAATGCAGGAAGAATGAAAGAAACCGAATCCAACCGCCGCCTCCGCCTCCGGGAAATCAGAAGACTGGAGGAGCGCATCGCGCGCGATGAAGCAAGAATGGAGGAAATAATAGACTTGTTGATGGAAAAAGATACGACGGAAAAATGCAAGGAAACAGACGATCTGATCAATGAATTCCACAATTTGAACATGCGTATCGAACAGGGGAAAGCCGGTCTGGCTGCTTCGAAGAAGTGAGTGAGAATTTAATCGATAAATAGTATGAACCATTTATTTAAAATTACAGAACTGTATGGAAATTTCCAAATTGACAAAAGAAGAAAAAGAACAGCTCAAGCTACAGCTTGAAGCAGAGGAACGTGCGGAAGCCATCCGTGTTCAGCAGGAACGTGAAACTTACAAGGAACTGGTTGACAAATTTGTAGCTGTCAACCTGAGAAAACTTCAGGTTCTTTCATCGGAAATGACACGCATCAAACAAGAGGTGTTTTCCGATGCTGCCACGCTCATAAGCATGAAGAATGAACTTTTTAAGGTGAAAGGCGACCGCCGGAGCGATACGTTCACCACCCAGGACGGAACTTGCAGCATTACGCTTGGCAATCGGGTGAATGAAGGATGGGACGATACAGTGGAAGCGGGTGTGGAAAAAGTGAAGAAGTATCTTGCCTCTCTGGCCAAGGATGAAGATACCGCAGCTCTGGTGGACACCGTAATGGGATTGCTGGCAAAAGACAGAAAAGGAGCGCTTAAAGCCAATAAGGTGCTTGAACTGGAGAGACTGGCCATAAAAAGCCAAAGCCCTGACTTTTTAGACGGCATCTCAATAATCAAAGCGGCTTACCGCCCTGTCCCTACCTGCCAGTTCATTGAAGTGGAGATGCGGGATTCCAAAGGAAATCCGATGAAACTGCCGCTTTCTTTAGCGGCCATGAAATAAAATTATCAAATCATTTAAAAGCAAAAAAGTTATGTCAATGCACAATTGGTTTCAAGGAAAAGTCCGCTACGAGAAGATAAACGAGGCGGGTATGAATGTCAAAGTAACCGAAGCGTACCTGGTAGATGCGCTCAGTTTCACTGAAGCGGAAGCGCGTCTTATCGAACAGGTCAAGCAATTTATCAGCGGAGAGTTTACCGTATCGGACATAAAACGCGCCAACTACAGCGAACTCTTCGCCAGCGATGAAGAGAGCGCAGACCGATGGTTCAAGTGCAAGCTCATCTTTATCACACTCGATGAAAAGAGCGGAGCGGAGAAAAAGACTTCCACGCAGGTCTTGGTGCAGGCGGCAGACTTGCGCGACGCGGTGAAAAAGCTCGACGAAGGCATGAAAGGCACTATGGCCGACTATCAGATCGCATCCGTGTGTGAGTCTCCTATCTGGGAAGTGCTCCCATACGAGGCTGCGGAACGAAAGTCAGGGGAGGATGAAGTGTGATTATCGCAGTAGACTTTGACGGGACCATTAGCCGGGGAGAATACCCGGCTATTGCAGGCGAACAGCCTTACGCCGGCGAGGTGCTGCGCCGATTGCATGAGCAGGGGCATTATATCATTATCTGGACTTGCAGGACCGGAGAACGACTGTTGGAAGCCGTCAATTGGCTTTTGGAGAGACGGATTCCCTTTGACCGGGTCAATGAGCATAACCCGGAAAACATTGCCCAATACGGCCCCGGTGGCAGAAAAGTATATGCCCATTGCTATATTGACGATAAGAACATAGGAGGTTTCCCCGGATGGATCGCTTGTCAAAAAGAGATAGAACGGATGGAGACCGAGTATAAAACATCCCGCCGCCATGCTCTATAAAGAACCTGTCGAACTTGTGATACAGATAGAGACCGCCTTGCTTGGACAACTGGTGTATTATTGGGAATACTACGGCAAGCCTTGCAAGGTGACTCTCATGAAAGCGAAAGCGGAACATCTCACCGGGGTGCGAGTTTGCGTCGACAATCCGGATGCCGCTTCCTTTGTTTTTATCCTGACGGAAAGGTTGAAAGTAAAACTGTATAACAAGCAGCTGAAACCAATCCATATTAATGAATTATAAGAAAGATATGAATCGATTTAAAATAGGCGAAAAGATGTATCCAGAAGAATGGGACTGCATGTCCATGCAGGATATAGTAGTTAAACATTATGGCGCGAAAGCTATGCAATTAATAGAGTCAGTATTATGATATACGGATATTTAAGGGTAAGTACGGACGAACAGGACTCAAATAATCAGAAGTTGGGAGTGTGCAAGAAGGCAGAATCCCTTGGATTGTCAGTTGATGATTGGATTATAGATGATGGCATATCCGGAACAAAAGAGCCCGAAAAGCGATTGTTGGGAAAACTGATGAATAAACTGCAAAAGGGTGATGTAATAATAACTTCCGAACTTTCTCGTCTTGGGAGAAAACTGTTCATGATCATGCGAATATTGGAGTTCTGTATGCTGCACGATGTAAAGGTGTACACCGTCAAGGACGGTTACGAATTGGGAGACAATATACAGAGCAAGGTTCTCGCGTTCGCTTTTGGCATTGCCGCCGAAATCGAACGCGACATGATTAGTCAGCGAACTAAGGAGGCTTTAGCCCGTAAAAAGTTAGAGGGCGTGATATTAGGACGCCCTAAAGGGAGAAAGAGCTCGCCCGATAAATACAAGCTGTATGGGAAAAAAGAGTTGGTTAAAGGACTTCTGAATGAAGGTATATCACAGCGTAAGATAGCCGGAATATGTAAGGTCAACCGGAACACTCTTGCCCGATTCTTAAGAAATAATTTAATTACTTAATTCAAGGCAATGTAATATGGAACCTTTTGCTCCCGACATTAATGTCGGGAGCAACTAAAATAAGAAAGGAATGAGTAAAAAAGAAAGTTTAGTAAAATGGAAAACAGTCGAGACATTTACTCCAGGTTTTCCTGATGGCGTAATCTTTATAAAAGAAGACACGCCTGTAGAATTTCCGTTAGCTATGGTAGTTTTTCCAGTTGGAAGGCCTGAACTCGGAACTGAGAGGCAACGAAAGAGAGCTAAACTAATAGCCGCTGCTCCTGAATTACTGGAAGCGTTGCAAGAGATGCTTGAACGATTTGATAACAATGATCAGTCTATTTATTCTTTTGCAGACAAAGAGATAAAAGCCGCTAAAGCAGCCATAAAAAAAGCTTTAGAATAATTCTAAACCAATCAAATAAAACAGCGTTTAAACTACCTTCAAACGCTGTTTTTGTTTTAAAATAAGCAGGTTTGTTTCCCATGTGCAGAGTTTTTATAATTGCAGATCATCCACTCTTCTTGCTTTCTTCGGCTTGTCTTTGAAGCGCTGATTGTTCTTTCTATCTGGTGAATGACCCACCCGTTTTTATTGGCATATTCTTCTATCATATTCAAGGGAAACATTGTCAGCATGAACTTACCTTTGACCTGTTCCAATAACTGCAGGAGCTTCTCCATGCAACACTCATCGAATGTACCCTCATAATGCCCGCAATCACTGTTGATATAAGGCGGGTCTACAAAATGAAAAGTATCAGGTGGGTCGTAAGTGGAGATGACATTCAGTGCATCTCTGTTCTCTATGGTCACGTTATCGAGCCGGGCGCATAGCCATTCGGTAAACTCATCCTTTGCGTTACGCAGTTTTTTCGGCATTCCGCCGCCAAAATCATAGCCGAACGAACCGTCTATCATGCTGGCAAAGGACATCTTACACAACGCCCAAACAGCCCATGCCCGCTGCACCGGTGAAAAGAATTGAGGATATTGCAGAATATGTCCCGCATGGGCGTGCATATCCCGGCTGTGCAAAGTCTTTTCAATCTCTTGCTTTAAGTCATGATAATAGGCCTTGGCCATCCAATAGAAGTTTGTTATATCCATGTCGATGTCGTTGATGATCTCGCCATCGGCCGGACGCTTGGCAAACAATACCGCTGCTCCACCGCAGAAAGCCTCTGTGTATAGTTTATGACTTGGAATCAGAGGAAGGATATGCTTTAGCATTGTTTGCTTGCCTCCATAATAAGAAATGGGTGTTTTCATTTTGTTTTTTCTATTATAGTTATTACTTTTGTCAACCACTCACATGTACGAATGCGCCGTAACGCAGCGAAGGTCTTGCCCTCGGCTGTGCGTTGCGGCGCATTTTATTAGTATGTGAGTGGTATCTATGCTAACGGTCGAGGGCTTTTTCCCTTTCCTGTTTATTCTTCAGTATTACTTTTTCCGGCTCTCCTTTCTGTTTTTGAGCAAAATTTCCGGTGACTAATCGGCTACTGGAGTTTTTCTCATTTTTATAGTGTATAAAATCGAGAAAACGTTTATTTTTGTGATAAATAAAATGTCATGTCACGCGGAAGAAACAAAACATTAATATCACTAAGAGACAAGAAGCTGTTGCAGAGGTACTATTTCTGGACGGAGATACAGCGTCTTCGTTTCGATGACGCATTGAAAATTCTTTCCCGTGAGGAGTTTTTCATCTCTGAGGAGCGTATCATGTCCATTATCCGTGCCAACTGCCACAAGCTGACCGATATTGATGTGCGTCCCGTGCCCAAAGTGCGCAAGCCTCGCTTATCGGCCTCGCAGCTCTCCTTCTTTACTGACGACTGACCACACAGGGCGTGTCGGCCACCGTCATCTCATACTCCGTTTCGTACACCTTTATTCCTCCGGGCAGACTGTAGTCTCTACTCTTGCGGCGCACCAGCGCACCGCACCCGAACAGGGGTTTTCTGCCTTGCAGAAGTCTGTGCAGCCGGGTACGCATCTGTTGTCGGCGTGCGGTCTCATCCTCAGTTCCACTGCCGTAGTGCGTGTCTTGGTAGCAGTCTATGGCCAGCCGGGTGATGACGGTAGCCGTTCCGCGCTGCGCCCCTCCCGCCAGTTCCGTCCATGCCACTTCGGGCACGGCCAGCAGTACGCAGGGAAACGTCACGGGATAGTGGTCTTCCTGTATCTCTAATTGTCCGTAGTCTTCGTCTGTCAGTCTCAGTTCGGACATGCCCTCGGCAATGACCCGCTGCAAAATGTTGAATAGCTTTTCCATATTTTTCTAATCTAAATGTCTAACGTCTTCATTTCCCCAGTACCTTCCTTGTCTCGTTGATGATTTTCTCCGATATCCGTTCTTCAAGTTCCCGGCTTGCCCCGATGAATTTTCGCTGGGGGATGTAGACCCGGATGTCGAGTTTCGCCTTGCGCGTCAGCGCCAGTTTCTTCCATTTCAGAGCTTCGGCCGGCACTTCGGTCTCTTTCTTTCCCCCGCCACCCGCCTCGAAGAACTTTGCCCAAGCGAAGCGCCGCATGCGGGGTGTGACGTTGGGATGCGTCTCTATGGTACCTCCCTCGTTGTGTATACGGGAGTATGGCAGGTCGCTGACAATGGTGGTACGTGCCCGCCCTGGCACGTCGCGCACGCTGCGCATCAGGTGGGTGCGGCTGCTCAACAAGGGGCCGTAGCGCGAAGCGGCCGACTTCCCTCCGGACTGCTGCCTGCGGGTGGCCGGCCAGGGCGTGAGGCCGCCATCCACGAATCCCCCCTTGCGGAAATTGTCCTGAAAATGCCGTTTGGCGATTGCCCCCACTTTGACGGGCAGGATGTCGTTGTAGAGCCGATCCAGCTCTTTCTCCTTCTGCTTGGCGTATTGGTGGAATTCTTTAATAGTCATAAAAACTGGTTCAATTTGTTGTTTATTAATTAAATAGTCGTATCTTTGCGGTACACCTTCAGGCTTGCCGGATTATAGTTCCGGCCGTGGCTTGGGTGTAAAGGCCGGCTTTCTGATTCAGGCCGCGGATTGCAGTTCCGCGGAATCCTTGTCAGGAGGTCGGTTTTTCTATGATATCCAATATCCTCGGGCTGTCCGATATGCTATAAATCTCCACCCGTCCGGGTTTCAACTCGCGCACGATAATCCACGATTTATCACCCAGTATCTTCACCTCGAACAGATGCGCCTTAACAGAAGGGTCATGCTTATCCTTTCCGTAGCCCATGTATTTGGCTTTCTTCATCACATCGCCCATGCGCAGCAGTAGTTCGTTCTTGTGCGCATAATGCTCGTGTGGCTGGTTGAGCCATTCTTTAATGCCTCGCCCGGTGATGCGGATGTCTTTTTTAAACCGCTTGTTTACGAATATCTCTTCTTTCAGCGGTGCGGCCGCTTTCTTTATCTCCTTTGTCCGCGCGGCATAGCTTTTCGGTTCGTCGTGCTTCGGCTCCACCTTGACACTTGCCTTGTCGGGGAACTTCTCCTTGATGAACTTCTCCACCGCCTTTTTCGCCCCTTTATAGGCATGCGCCACGTAGGGATGTGTGTCACTGAAGAGCTTCGCGTCCGTGCCTGGGTTGTTGTCCAGTCCCGGCGCGGACTTGTTCTGCGGAGTGGTTTTCGGAATCTCGTGTCCCGGCGTGGGGGCATCATCCGTAGCTTCGAGCGAGCAGTGGCAGTTCCAGCGGTCTCCCGGGCGGTGTGCATTCCAGAAGGGATGTCCAACGGGGAGGGTCAGTTCGATGCTCCAGAACTGCTTGTGCACGATGTCGGGCGTGGCGCTGGTGGTAGGCAGCCACCGCAGGTTGGGCAGGATGTGGGCTTGCTCCATGTACTTGCGCCAGTCCGCCGCCTGATGGGCACGGATAACGGCGGTGTCGTATTCGGTGCGCAGCCACCGTTCCACTTGGTGGTCGAGCATGGGGCGGACATCCTCGGCAAAGCGCTCGAACGGCTTCAGCTGCCCGTTCCCGTTCACCAGTTGCGCGGCGATGTCGTTCTGCAGGCGGTGCACCTTGAAGGCAGAGAACACAGCGGCGTTGCGGCGCAGCTCGTGATAGAAGCCCTCGTTCGATGCCCCCGGCGCGGGCTTGCCGTACCCCTCGTCTATGGCACGGCCGAAGGTGGCGAAGGTCTCATCGAAAAGATGCTCCTCGATGTCCGCGGTAGGAGAAAAGTCCTGCTTATAAATGGTCTTTAAAGCCTGTTTAAGCACTTCTTTATCGAAGGTGAATCCTTGTGCCGCCTCACCCCTGAAAGCGGCGCACGAAGGGCAGGAATCGTTGTAGTACAGGTCCTCCACTACCAGCCTAAAGCCCCCTCGCCTCTGGGGGCTTGGCCGAAAAAACGCTTCAAGGCCTTGAATACTCCTTTTTCCTTGTCGTCCGCCGGTTCCTCTTCCGGCTTTTCCGGCTTCTCCGTTTTGTCTTTCCCGACGGGTACGGGAGGAACAACATCCCTGTGTTCACGTTTTCGCTGCTCGTAGTCAGCCGGCTTGCGGAATCCCGTCTCCTCGTACAGCTGCTCCTCGTCCAACGGCAGCCCCAGTGCATCCATTTTCGAGGCGATTTCCATGCGCTGGTTCAGGTCGATGTCCTTCGGCTCCTTGAATAGGAACTTCCCGCCCGAGGTGTCGATGCCCATGGCGGAGAAGATATCCGTCATCTCGTAGTTCAGCAGGTCAAGCAGGTATTTGCGGTCGGCTTGCGCCAGCCTGTCCTCCACCTTGCGGTGTACCGTTCCAAGGGCCTGCGTTCCGGTGGACGATGCTTCGGTGGTCAGGGTGTTGCCCAGTATGAGCTTGGATATTTCTGCGTTGCACCGCTCCGTCAGGCGTTCATACAGGTCGGCGCTGGCCGTCTTCCCGTTGCTTTCCACGAACTTCATCTCACTGTCCTTGGGATGCACGTATACGCCCGCCCCGCCTTCGTTATAGGCATCATTGAGTATCTGCGCCCGGGCTTCGGGGTCGTTGGCGTCGTAGAGGTACTCGCGCACGGGCATGCCGAAGACCTCGGAGAACTGCGCCCAGTCGGCCAGCGTGTTGCGTTTGTACACCACGTAGGGGGCCGCCTGCGCCAGCAGCCCGAGTTCGGTGCGGCTCCCGATAAACAGCAGGTCGTCATACTCCGTCCAGGGTTCGCCGGTGATGTCCGTCTGATGGCGGAATATCTCCTCACGCACGGGGTCTGCGTGCTTGCGGGGCACGAGGAAATAGTCCGGCCACTGTCCGTTGCGGTGGAACTGTACGAGTGTAAATCCCCAGAACAGGGCGTCCATGGCATCGCTGCGGAAGCGGTAGAACCAGGGCGAGCGTAGCATCTCGCATATCTCCTCGTCGGGTACTCCGCCTCGGTGGAACTCCACAGGCGTGCATAGCACGGCACTCTTGCGTTTGTTGATGACGGCCGTCAGGTGTGCGTCCATCAGAATGTCGGCATAGAGGTCGTAGAGTTTGGCCCGTCGGCAGAAGTCCACGTTCTCGGCTGCGTTGATGGCCGACACGACGGTGTCGATGTCTATGCCGAAGCGTTTGGGCTGCATCAGTACGATGGTGCGGGACGTATTTTGCCCCGGCAGCGGACGAAGGCCGCCTGCGGTGATCCGCCGGCCAGTCTTCCTGTATGTATTCTTTCTCATGTTGTATTGGTTTAAAAGTGGTTCCTTCGTTTGGGATTGCTTCTCATTTGAAAGGGCGAGTTCCCGCTACGCCCGGGTTCGGGCAGGCTTGGCGCTCCGTCGATGAGCACGTTACCCCGCTGCACGCCTTTCATCCATTCCACCGCGCGGTCGTAACGGTCCTTGCGCACCTGCGACATCTTCTGCGGGTTGTGGATGCTGAACAGGTGGTAGGCGGCAATGTCGAGGGCTATCATCAGCACAACCGGGTTGCGGTCGGTGCCGGTGGCGGCGAACAGTCTGTCACAGTCGTATCGGGCGGAGAGGTATCCCCGCATCTCGCCCACGGCGCGGTCGGCGCAAACCTCAGGCAGGACCTTGTCCTCGCGTGTCAGCGCATCGAGTATGTCGCGGTGCATCGTGGCGTCGTAATCTTTCAATTCGATAAATCTACTCATGGGTATGGTGTGTTTAATGTTACATTCTGTACTTGTTCTTGCCCCGCAGCACTTTACGGGGAATGACGGCGGCAGGTTGCGACTTCAGCAACTTGTTGTCGAGTATGCGGTTGGCACCTTCTATGCAGTCAGGACCGTCGGCGGGGAACTTCAGGCGCAGCGTGAAGAGCTTGAACTGGTCGGCCAGCCGCTGCATGTGCGGGTTCTTCTCTTCCTGCTCGTTGAATATCAGATCGCCCTCCCTGTTCAGAGGCTCCAGATTGGCCTCTATACGCGTGGCCTTGTCCGTTTTCTTCTCGGTGTCCGGCAGGATGTTCAGGCTTATGCCCCGCTCCTCCCGAGCCTTGCGTACTAACGGCAAGAATACCTGCCGGAAGAATGGGTCTTGCAGCTTGTTATTCTCCATGTAGCAGTAGACGTTGGTCTTTCCATCCACGTAGGCGTTCAGCCTGATGTACCAGTCGATGAACTCGGCGTTCAGCCCCCGGTTGAGGAATCCCTTGATGACGTAAAGCGTTCCGCCCAGCTTCCCGCAGAGCCAGCAGGCCTTCATGCTGGAATCCTTGCTCTTGTTCTCTCCCGGCGAGGGGTCGCCGTATATCACGAGGAAAGGGAACTTACGCAGCGGGGGTATTTTGCCGTAGGTTATGTCGGTAAATATTTCGCCCTCGCTGATGGGGTTGTTGAAGTATTCTTTCTGCGCCGCCACGGTCGTTACCTTGCTTATGGCTCTGTCTATATCCGCTTCCGAGTTTTTCTGCGGCCAAACAGACCGTCCCTCCTTGTCCCGGATATTCACGATGTCCCAGTGGTCGGCCACGGCCCCGGCGCGGGTGATGCAGCAATCCTTGGCGATGATGTTTCCGCAGAACACCACAAGTGTGGGACGTGCCGGGTCCCGTGTAAAGTAGAGCGCATCTTCCCACCACCGCCAGTTCTTTTCCACGGTGTCCGGGTTGCGGCATCCCTCATCGGTGTCGAAGTCATCCACCAGCAGCGTATCCGGGCGCACCTCCTCGTTACGCGCGCCGCGCGGTGCGTTTCCCGCTCCCACGGCGAGGAACGACACGCCCATCTTCAGGACGAACTCGGAGTCTTTCCACGAGCCTGCCTGCACCTGGTTGCCGTAATAGGCGCGCAGCCGCCCGTTTTTCTCCAGGTGTGTCTTGTAGGGTTTCAGCAGGCGGATGGCGGCATCCTGCGTGGCGCTCGCCATGATGATGTTGAGCTTCCGGCCGGTAAAGACGAGATAGAGCACGACGAACATCACGATGGTACTCTTGGCGAGGCTCCGCGCCCACGAAAGCACCTCGTACCACTCGTCATTCTCTGTGCAGCGTGCAATCGCTTTCTTCTGGAAATCGGCGAACTCACACTTCGCCGCCTTCGGGAAGAAGAACTTGATCCATTCCAAAGGGTGCTTCTCCAGGTACGCCTTGTGCTTCTCCATCTCGCCCCGGCTCAGGCTAACCTCCACGGGCGTGTCGCGGAAGATGTCCTCCCGGAACACCTCCCACTTGGCCAGATGTTCTTTGTCTATCGCTTTCATAGGCTGTCCTTTATAAAAGCATCCCACAATGCGGTGAACTCCTTAGCTCGTTCGAGGTCTACGGGTCGCAGCCAGTCGATGAAGCGCATGCCCACGCTGATGATGTCGGACAGCCCTACGTCGTTCTCCAACTTCTTGATGGCGGCCGCCAACTTGCCGAGCGTATCGGCTTCGGCTGGGCTGGCAAACCGCTTGCCGGCTTCCCTTTCTCCGATCACCTTGTTTATCTCCGCCACCTGCCGGTGCAAGTTTGCAATCTGCTCCTCACGGGTCAGGGTGATGCCCACTTTCCGCTCCTCCCATTTCTCGGCTTTAATCCACCGGGAAACGGTCTGCCGGGTCACGTTCACCTTCTCGGCAATCTCTTGCATTGTCAGGTTCTCTTTCAGGTAGAGCATCCCCGCGTATTCTTTTTTCTGCTGTGTCGTCAATTCTGCCATAACGTCTCTTTTTTCATGCAAAATTGGTGTTATATCGGATGAAAGTCAACACCCTTAACGCAGCATGGAAGTACAATCATACATGATTGATTTATAAAGTTTTATCATGTAATATACGTCTTGACACGCTACGTGACATACCCTAATTTTGCCCAAAAAACGAAAGAGACATGGGCAGATATTTCAACATGATACCGGGCAAGGAATCCGCCTGCATTCTGCTGTACGGAGAGATAGGCGAATATGACCGGGTGAACAGCGGTGACATAGCCCGCGAACTGATTGAGGCCGAGTCCGGCGGCCGAAAGATAGACGTGCGCATCAACAGCGTGGGCGGTGACGTGTTCACCGGTCTTGCTATTTTCAATGCGTTCCGGCAGAGCGCGGCGGACATCACCATTTATATTGACGGTGTAGCCGCCTCCATGGGAAGCGTGATTGCCGCATGCGGAAAACCGGTCAAGATGAGCCGTTATGCCCGGCTGATGATACATGCCCCTTCGGGTGGCTCGTATGGCAACGCCCGCGAAATGGCATCGGTCATGTCGATGCTCGAGAGTCTCGAGGAGACGCTGTGCGACATCTACGCCGGGCGTTGCGGCAAGGAAAGGGAAACCATACGGTCGGAGTGGTTCGACGGCACGGACCATTGGTTCACAGCCGAGGAGGCATTGACGCTGGGACTTATAGACGAAATCTACGATGCCGACCCCGTGCCTGCCGACAGCACGCCCGAGCAAATCTACAGGATATTCAATAACCGGCTGAACAAGCCACAAAACCACACAGATATGAATTTGGAAGAATTGAGAAAACGTCCGTCGTTCAAGGATTGCGCGACCGACGAAGATGCGCTCCGGCACATCGAGCATCTGGAGCAGGAAGCCGAGAAAGTATCCTCGCTGACCGAGGAGCGTGACCGGCTGAAAACCGAGAACGAAGAGTATGCCCGCAAGGAAGCGGAAGCCCGGGAGGCGGAAATGGAACAGATGCTGGACGATGCCGAGGAAGACGGGCGCCTTACCTCAGCAATGCGCGCCACCTACAAGGCCTTGCTGAAGGCTGACCGCGTGAACGGCGAAGCCGCATTGAAAGCGTTGAAGCCGAAGAAATTCGTGGAGAACAGCTTGCAGACACCTCCTCAGGGAAGCGGCCGGAGCGCATGGGATGCCCGGATGGAAGAAATCAGGAACCGAAACAAAAACAAATAAAGAGTTATGGCAATAATTATCAAAAACACCAATTACAGCGGCGAGGTACTGGAGAAGCTCCTGACACTGGCCGCCACCGGTAACGAACTGGTAGAAAAAGGTCTTATTCACATCGAGCCGGGTGTGAACGACAAGTTCAGCATTCCCCGCCTGAAGGGTGGCAAGATGCTTCAGAAACGCAAGGAGATGCCCACCGACGAGGACGGCAAGGGTAACTTCGATTACAGTGAAGTGACGCTGGAACCAAAGGACTTCATGGCTTTCACCACGTTCAACCCCCGGAGCTTCGAGAAAATCTGGCGCAAGTGGCAGCCCAAGGGCAACCTCGTGTTCGCCGAGCTTCCCGCCGAGGCGCAGAACGCCCTGTTGAACGAACTGGCCAAGTGCGTCAAGTTCGAGTTGGGCGGGCACTTCATCAACGGCGTGTACGCCGAAACGGGAGATGACAAACTGTTTAACGGTATTGTTACCCGGATCATGAGCAACAATGAGCGCATCACCGTCACCTCTTCCCAGTCGACCATGATCGGCCGCCTGAAGGACTTGAAGGATAAGATCCCCGTGACCATGCGCAGCAACCCCGGATTGCGTATCCTAATGTCCGTTGCGGACTTCGACAGGTACGACGATGAGCTGACGGCACAGCCCAACAAGGGAGCCAACTATACGGACATGAACGTGGAGCGCTTCAAAGGCATCCGCATCGAGCCGTTGGCCAACTGGCCGAGTGATCTGATCGTGGCCACCATCTGCGGACAGGACTACGATACCAACCTTTGGGGCGCAGTGAACTTGCAAGATGACATGGACGTGATCCAGATCGACAAGCTGACCAACGCCGGCGAGCGTTACTTTTTCAAGATGTTGATGAAGGCCGACACCAACGTGGCATTCGGCGAGGAGTGCGTGGTGCTGGACAAGCGCGGTGCGGCAGCCGAGCCATCCATTACGGTAGAGCCGCAGGAACTGGTATTCCCTGCCGAAGGCGGCACACAGATAGGGGTTGTGACTGCAACAGGTGATTATACCATCGGCGAGGCTCCTTCCGGGTTTAAGGCTGAGAAGACCGAGTTCGGTGTCCGCGTAACGACGGAGGCCAACGGCACGGAAGCAGACAAGACGGGTACGCTGACGCTGACACTCGGTGGTAGCGCGTCCAAGAAAGCAGTCATCGAATTGTTCCAAGCCAACGGTAAGTAGCAATGAGTCGAGGATTGAAGAATAATAATCCCCTGAACATCCGCCTGTCACGCACGCCGTGGCAGGGGGAGGTTCGCCCCTCGCAGGACAAAGCCTTCTGCCAGTTCCGTTCTCCGGCCTACGGCTATCGGGCGGCCCTGAAGCTGCTTCGGAACTACTCATTGGTGTATGGATGCCACACGGTACGTACCATCATCAGCCGGTGGGCACCGCCCTCGGAGAACGACACGAAAGGCTATATATCCACCGTGTGCAAGCTCACCGGGCTGGATGCCGACCGTCGCATCGATGTGGACAACCGCCGAACGATGTGCAGTCTGGCAGCGGCGATGAGTAGGGTTGAGAACGGCGTGCCGGCAGTGATGGCGGACGTAGAGGCGGGATGGGATTTAGTGATTAACGGTTAGCCATGACAACGGAACTGATAACGCAGATTCTCCAGTGGCTCTTGCCCAGCGGCTTTATCGGTTCGTTGTGGGTATGGCTCAGACACAGGGAGAATCGGAAAGTGCTCGCTGCCAAAGAGCGCAACGACACTTACAAAGAGATGTATGACAATTTGTCGGACACTATAATCGATCTGCAGAATGAGAATATTAAACTATACAAGGCGGTGCGTGAGCTTAACAGCACCATTCAGAGGGCTTCCACTTGCAAGTATTATGCTGATTGCCCTATTCGCAACGAGCTGCAGAAGTCCGGGGCGATTGGCACGGAACGAACGCAGCGCAGACAGTCTGCAAAGCGCAAAACGATTCGTGCGCCTGCAAGAACCGGTACCGCCGAGTATGGCGAAGACGACTTTTCCGACGGACTTGCTGAAAGCGATACCGGTGGGGACGGGATTCAGTAAGCGCTGCGGGCGGGCTACGGTGAACGTGACACGTATATCGGAGAACAGTCTGGAAGTGACAGCCACCTGCGACAGCCTTGCCCGGGAAGTGATGATACTGAACGAGGAGTTGACCCGCATCCGCAACGAGACCGCGAAGCAGGATAAAGAACTGCCGCCAAAGGTGATAAGAGAACCTACCGGGTGGCAGTGGTTCCAGATATGGACAGGGAGGATAGCCGTTTTTTTCCTTGCTCTAACGTTGATTAAACGGCGTTTAAAGATTTGTTAAAAGAAAAATAAAAGAATTATGGAAAATGGAATCAATGACGGATACATGATGCTGCTGGACGAAGTGAGCTTCGGCGGCAAGGTGCTTGGAAACATCTCCGAGGAAGGTATTGAATTCGGGGGCGACAAGCCTACTTACAACAAACTTTTTGCCGCACAGGTGCGCACCGGCCCGGTGAAGAAAGTAGTATCGAATCCCGGAACCACGACACTGACGTTTCAGATGATTCAGCTCGTAGCACAACACATGGCCGATATCGCGGGTGGCAAGGTGACGGGCGAGAAATGGGACGCGCCGGAGAAGATGGAAACAAAAGAAGGTGTTCTTGTCATCAAGACGGGTACGGGACAGACCATCCGTGTCAAGAAGGTGGCTTTGAGCGGATTTATCCGTGGCAAACTGGGCAATTCGGGGAATCTGTATATGGACTGCGAAGCCGAGATGCTTTCCCCGGCCGACGGTTCATCTCCTTACTCCATCGAGCCTACCACACCGGGAGTGATGGTGGATGCGGAAACGGTGAATTTTCCCAAGGCGGGAGGCACGAAGGTGCTTCGCGTATCGGCTTCAGGCCCTCTCACATTGTCGGGCTCGCACACCGACTTCACCGTGGCGCAGGATGGCAACTGCTTAGTCATCACGGCTGCCAATAACGGGACGTCAAGTCCCAAGACGGGCACATTGATACTGACACTGGTGTCTGATTCATCCAAGAAGGTGACCGTCAATCTGACGCAGGAGAAGTAAGATATGAGTGGAGAAGAACTGCGTTCCTGCGAGTTGCTGCTGGATTTGGGCGTACGGATTCCGGTACGCCCACTCCGGTGGCTGGGGCGGAAAAAGAAACCGGGCAAGGTGACGCTGCGCCGCCCCTATGCGGGCACGCTGATAGCCATGACACGCTATTACAACCGCATAGGGGTGACGGTCGCCGAAATGAAGGAGTACGACACGGACGATTGGGCGAAGCTGATAGCCGCACACGGGCACGACATGGCCCGCATCGTGGCCTGTGCCCTTTGCCGGGGCTTCGTCTCTCACCGCCTCTTCAGCGGATTGGTGGCGTGGTGGTTGTTGTGGCGGGTGCATCCTTCTGTGCTGGGTGACGTGATGCTGCTGCTGATTGAGAGCATCGACACACGCCCTTTTCAAATTACTATCAGTTCGGTGGAGACGGTGAATCTGATGAAGCCGAGGCTGAGCCACGAGGCAAACGGGAGTTAAGCGGTCACATGGAGGGCAGCCATAGCCCGTTTGGATTTATCTGGCAGATTGCCGCCGCCACAGGATGGAGCGTGCATTACATCTTATGGAAACTGCCTTATCCCACTTTGCTGCTGATGCTGTCAGACGCTCCACGGTGGGTGAAGAGCGGCAGAAATAAAAAGAGGGTCGGAGTACCCGGCCGAGACGCCAGGTGTGCGAGCGATACCGCCGCACAGTTTCGGGCACAAATGAAAAGAAACAATGAATAACCGATGAAGTCTGTAGAGTTCGACATATTGATGCGTGACAAGACACGTGAGGCATGGCAGTCCGTCCAAAGAGGGGCAAAACAAACCGCTTCCACCGTAGAGCAGGCGACGGCCGATTTCAAGGCTCGGATGAAGGAGCAATCCGCCGCAGTAAAGCAGGTGGAATCCGACATCAAATCGTTGGAGACGCAGTTGAAAAAAGCGATGCCCGGCGCGAAGAAGACGGAACTGACTGCCGAACTTGGGGCTGCCAAGAAAGTGCTGCTGGAAGAAAAAGGGGCATTAGCTGAATTGGAGAAGCAGTTTGCGGCCACGGCGAACAAGGAGGAGACGCTACGCACGCAGATAGCCAAGCAGAAGCAGTTGATGGCAGGCATGACGGAGGGTACGAAGGAATATGCAGCCGCCATGCAGAAATTGGGCGAGCTGCAAGACCGCTACGGCGATATCAACACACAGGCTCGTATCCACTCGGATGATAACAAGAACATCAAGGGAACGATGGACGCCATTTCCGGTTTGACCGGTGCCATGACAGCAGGAGTGGGCGTGGCTTCCCTGTTTGGGGCTGAACAAGAAAAGCTGAGTCAGATACAGACGAAACTGCAAGCAGTGATGGCTATCACTATAGGCATACAACAAGTGGCTAATACGTTAAATAAGGATAGTTTTTTTACGCACACGCTGCTGGCCAAAGGAAAGAATCTGCTGACCGCGGCGAACACCCGCCTTGCCGTATCCCTTGGTATATCCAATGTGGCGGCCAAAGCTCTGATGGCTACACTTACATTGGGCTTATCGGCCGTTATCGGTGGCTTGATTATACTTTGGGATAGATATTCCGAGCGAACAAAGAAGGCCCAACACTCTCTGACTGTGGAGATAGAACATACACAATCAGCTATGCAGCAGATATCCAATGATGTGGATTTTGACACACGCATTGCTGAAGCTGCCGGTAAGTCGAAAAAAGAGCTAATAGAGCTGCGTAAGGAAGTTGCGAAAACAGCATTGGCCTTAGCCGATGCCAATTACGATAAAGTATTAGAACAACATTCGCAGGGTAAGGCGACAAAAGAGCAGCTGGAGAAGGCAAGAGAAAACTCACTATCTGCATGGGATAATTATAATAAAACGATGCAGGATGCTATTGTGGCAGATTACGAGGAAAGAACCGAAAGGAAGAAAAAGAAAGATACGGCAGACCAGACAATCGATGCCATCTCCGATGCCGAGGTGAAAGCCCGCCGGAAGATAGAGGCCATGCGTATCGAACTGATGCGCGACGGTGCGCAGAAAGAGAAAGCCGAGGCGCGCAAGCGTTTAGACGACGAACTAACCCGTATTGATGCGGAGGAGCGGGAACGCATAGCCGCTTTGGTGAAAGCGAAAAAGAACGGTATCCCTGTCACTAAAGAACAAGCAGATACCGTTACCGAACAGGCTAAAGCGCAACGCGAAGGAGCTACTAATATTTATATCAAGGAATTTTCAGAGATAGAGAAAAAATACACCCGACAGGAAAAGGAACTGTGGGACGAAGCCAACGCCGTCTTCCGCTCCGCCTTAGAGAATCGATTGGCAGACATCGACCGTCATTACGATGAGCAGATAAAGAAGGCTGAAGGCAACCAAGCATTGATTGACGCGCTGAACACTTCCCGTGAAAAAGAGAAAGACACGGAGAAGAATATCGCCAAATTAGAGATACTGGACAATGCCGAGCAGGTAGAGCTGCAACGGCAGGCCATCGTTATGCAGGGCCTTGCGCTGGACGAACTGGCAGAGGTACAGCGCAACAATATCATTATCCGCTATGCCCGGGAACGTATCAAAATCTTGAAAACATTGGGAGGTGAGCGCAATAAACAAGAAGCCGCGCAGTTAGAGAATATGACGAAAGGGCTTGAGAAACAGAACGCCCGTCGTTCACTCGCAGGGCTGTTTAATGAGAAGACTTTCAAGGCTGTACAGGGGCACTTCCAAAAGATATATAAGGATAGCGATAAGGCTAAAGAGAAGACAGTATCGTTGTTTGAATCCATACAGAAAGGCGGCCGATTGGGGGCGGAAGGTATCGGTATGCTGAAGAGTGTTTTCGGCGGATTAGACGAAGACATGGACAAGGCGCTTGAGGCTGCCGGTAATATCGCATCGGGCTTTGCTCAGGGAGGTATTGTAGGCGGTGCGCTGGCAGCTGCAGGGGAACTGGTGAACTTTATCGCCGGAGGCCTGCAGGCAAACAAACGACACAAGGAAGCCTTAAAGAAAATTGTGGAGGAACAGAAAGCCTACCTGCACGAATACCGGATGTTGCTGCTTGAGGAACAGTTGGCTTATAAGTCGGGTACGAACATCTTTGGAACCGACAATATAGGACGCGCGCTGAATGCGATAGATACCTATAAGAAATCCGTTGTGGAGCTGAAGCGTGAGCTGAAGGGAGACGCTCCGGCCGTGTCCATAAATAGGTTGGTCGTTGCCCCCTTCTCCTATGCAAAGGAACTGAAAGCTTACAAGGATGGAATAGGTGCACTCTCCAAGATTGAGGTGAAGACCGGACATAAGAAGACCGGGCTCTTGGGGTGGGGAAGAGGAAGGGATATCTACACCTCTGTGCTGGACATGCCGGAATACAAGGAATTGATAGGCAAGGATGGCAAGCTGAACGTTAACATGGCAAAAGCCATACTGTCCACCCGCCAGTTAAAGGACGAGAGCAAGAAGTTGCTGGAAACACTGATAGACCTTCAAGAACAAACGGATAAGGCTTATAAGGAATTGGAAGAATCTCTGCGGCAAACATTCGGGCCCTTGGGTGATAGTCTGACGAATAGCATCGTCAACGCATTCAACAATGGGCTGGATGCTGCACAGGAATTCAAAAAAGGGGTGACGGATGTTCTGGCCGACTTAGCCAAGCAGATGGTGTATTCCTTGTTCCTGAAGGATAAATTTGACCGACTGCAGGAGAACATCAAGAAGATATACACGACGGAAGGCTTGTCGGAAAAAGAGATAGCCCGACGGACTACCGACCTGATAGGCGGTTTTTTCCGCGGCTTGGGCAGCCAAATAGATGCCGCCAATAAGTTTCAAGAAGAGTTCTGGAGGAATGCGGAGCGGAACGGATTCAATCGTCCGAGCGATGCAACTCAGCAGCAGGCGCGTGCGGGAACATACACGGCCATATCACAGGAGCAGGGTACGAAATTGGAGGGCTTGTTTACCTCCGCTCAGGATCATCTCTCATCCATTGATAGGAAGATGAATGACTTTGACGCCGCTATGGGGCGAGCATTGGAAGTACTCGGTACGATTGCCGCCAACACGGCGTACTGCAAGTTGCTGGAGGATGTCGTAGAGTATTTTGATAAGATCGAAAGAAACGGTATAAAAATGGCATAGGTATGGAAGGAGAATGGAAGATAAACGGGAAAGACATGTATACGGAGTATGGCATGTATCTGACGGAGAAGAATCAGGGAGATTACTTTAATCTCTCGGAATTGTTGAAGCCGTCCAAGATGAAACCTTACACAGCCGTATCCTTCCGGGAGGAAAACGGGGAAAAACTTCCCGATACACTCCCGGGACCTAAACGGGAGCCCCGTGACTTCCAACTGTATGCGGCAATCGTGGCCGACACCCCCGAACGGTTTTCGGCAAACTTCACGGCCGTGATGCAATTGCTGAGCAGCGGTTGGCTGACGCTGGAAACCTCTCTGACCGGGCGTACTTATAGAGTCTACTATCAAGAGTGTACGGCATACGAGCCGTTGACCGGTACGGAGGACGGAGAGGTCGTATGCCGCATGAAACTCAAGTTCCGGGAGCCGAATCCGCAACTTTAAATAGCCTTTAAATAGTTTTTTATGGAGCTTAAAATATACAACCAATCCGGGGAGTTGAAGCTGATTGCCTCTACATCCTCTTCTTCTACTTGGAATCAGGAACTGATGGCCGAGAATGCCTTATCCGTATCCTTCACCCATACCGCCTACGTGCCGTTAGCGGTGAATGACTATGCAATGCTGGAAGGTGTTAAGTTTTCTGTCAAAAAGGAATATAAGCCCAAGCAGAAGAACCGGCAGACTTATAGCTATTCGGTAAAGTTGTATGCACCTATCCACGATGCCGAGCAAGTGAAGTACCTGTATCTGACCGACGGCGAATATAACCTGCAATTCAGCTTGGACGGCACACCGAGAGAGCACTTGCAGAAATGGACAGACAATATGAACCGCATCTCCGGGGGGCCGCAGTGGTCTGTCGGAGACGTAATTATTACTTCCCGCAAGACCATCGATTACAATAACACATCCTGTTGGGAAGCTCTTGGCAAAATGGCGGATGCCTTTGATACGGAATGGTGGGTGGACGGTTACGTCATCAATCTGAGTCGCTGCGAACATGGACAGCGGATACCGCTCGGCTACCTAAAGGGGCTTACCTCGTTGACGCAAACTGAGAACAGCGACAACGTGAAGTTTTTTACACGCTTGATACCGCTCGGTAGCACCCGGAACATTGACCGTACCCGCTATGGCTTCTCCCGGCTTCAGTTACCAGGGAGGGAAAAATACATTGACCGCAATACGCAATACGGACTGTACGAGCATGTCGAAGAGGCAGCATTCGCGGATATCTTTCCGCATTATACCGGAACCGTGACCGCCGTACGCTCCGTCCAGAGAAAAGACAATAACGGCAAGCCGTTCACCATTTACTACTTCAAGGATTCCGGAATGGCTTTCGACCCGAACATCTATGAGCTCCCTGCCCTGAAGAAAAGGGTGTCTTTCCAGTCGGGCGACCTGAACGGCCACGGGTCGGACGAGAATGGTACTTACTACTTTGAAGTCAATTGGAATAGTGCGACAAAAGAGTGGGAAATCATCACTATCTTTCCGGATGAAACCCGACAACTCCCTGGCGGTAACTTAATACCCCGTGTCGGTGACAAGTATATCCCTTGGAATATCCAGATGCCCGAGGACTACGAGAGGCAGGCCGAGCAGGACTATCTGGCGGCCGTGAACGACTACCTGGAAAAGCACAGCGAGGACGCAAGCAAGTATGGTGGCGACACGGACTACATCTATATAGAAGAGAATGGTGTACCGTTGGCCATCGGTCAGAGTGTGCGCCTGCTGAGTGACGAGTATTTTACAAGCGGTTATCGCCATAGCCGCATGACTAAGGTTGTGCGTAAGCTGGATAACCTCAATATGGCCACGATAGAGTGTGCCGACAGCGTAGGCAAGGGCTGGAAGAGGCAGGTGGATTCGAGCCTGTCGCAACTGAAATATGTGCTTGAGCGACAGCAGAAGGAAACAGCAATTGATATATTAAAAAGCTGGGACGAACGGGAACCAAATGACTATCGGGTCTTTTCCGCTTTAAGAATTCTCAAAGAGTTGGCTCATCGCTCATTATCCCGACTAAGTGACGACACGGCTGCCGGCTTGATCACCTTCTTGAAAGGCTTGACTTCGGAAGGCAAAATCACCTCAAAAGACTTCATCGAAGCTCTGAAAGGCATCCACATCGGAGAGAACGGCAGCGGAGTAGAGGTCTTACCGGATGGCACAACACAGGCGGTAGTGGACAGGCTCTATGTAAAGGTAAAAGCGTACTTCGAAACGCTGGAGATAAGAAAGAAGACACATGTAGGGGGCGAGCAGATACTATCACCCGCAGGCATGAAGTGCATACGCGTGGAAGAGCATGATGAATACTACCGCTGTTTCTTCCTTGCCCGTCAGGACGGGATAGAGATACACAACGAGTTCACGCCCGGAACGCTGGCAATAAGCAAGGAGGACAACATCAACGAGGGGGCATCAATCGGGGCTACAAACCGCTACTACTGGCGCAAGGTGGTAGCGGTGGGCAGGGACTACATAGACCTTAGCAAGACGGATTGCGACCAAGACAGCGACGCACCCGCAGCGGGGGACGACATCGTAGGGCTGGGGCACGAGACGGACATCGCCCGTCAGGGTGCTATTGTGCTCTCTTCCGTCAGCGAGAAAGCACCGTCCATCACATTTTACGCAGGCATCAACAGCTATTCCCTGCTTCACAAAGAGATCATAGAGCTTGGCTACGACAAGGTGACTGGCAAGCCGTATCAGATGATATACGGTGATTTCTACGCAGGTGCGAGGGATAAGAGCACGTACATGGAATACACACCGGAAGGTGGAGTTAAGATACGTGGCATTGTGAATATCGGTGACGGCTCTACGGGCGCAAGCAACCTTACAGACCTGCCGCAAGAGGTGGAGAAAATCATCCCCCCTGTGTGGGACATATACGCTGTGAACGTCATTGAGGGCGCACCAGTAGACGTTAATAGCAATCAAAAGCTCGCCGAACTCGGAGACGGAGCGGTAGACCTGCGGGCGAAATTCGTCCGTAACGGTCAGGACGTGACGGATGTAATGAAAAGAAGCGCGCTAAGGCTCTATGAGTTCAAGCGCATTAACCCGCTGGGACATGATGATAACAACCTATCGGATGAGGACTGGTACGAGGCGAACAAAGGAAAGGACGTATACCGCCTTACTCCCGGTGATGTGATGTGGGCGTGTAACCTTGTATCGGTGTTCGATGAAGAAATATTAGAAAACGAGTATAAAAAACTAAAATAGTATGGCAACAAAATCGACAATCACAACGATTCCCGACCGCATGGACGGTCAACCACCCCGCCTGCTTCCGAATGGCAACTTGGCGGTATTCGATAACACACAACAGGTATGGGTAGATTCAGGTGTACGCATTGTCCCGGAGGACGACGCTAATGCTGTGAAGTACTTCATATTGACAACTAACAGTGTAGCTCCGCAAGCCCCGACAAAGCAAGCGGGCTGGGGAACGATAGACGAACTGAACAACAGCTTAAGACAGGCGGGCTGGGATGAAAACCCCGTATCCACTACGGAAGAGAAACGGTTCTGCTGGATAGCGATATACGGGCGTTCGAACATCCTCGACCCTGTGGCATCGGCAGCCAAGAAAATGTCCGTCTTTAAGCCTAAATACACACTCAACACGGTAGCCCTTTGGAGTAACTACGCACCCTCTCCGGTGATTACCGTAGAAGCGGGAAAGATAATCATCACGAACCCCGACGGAACCAAGATTGAGCAGGAGTTCGCCACATCGGAGAGCACGGACGCTCTGTTGAAGCTCATTCAGGGCTTGCAGAAGCAAGTAGATAAGGCGGTATACGCCTATCAGGGCAAGGGCGCGCCTACCATGCAGGGAAGCTCTACGAACACTTGGCTGTATGACGCAGAGGGACAGCCCATCACACAGCCTAATATGATTGCAGACGTATACGGTACGCATGTGGGAGACACCTATACCGACTTGGATACAACGGTATCGTATCTCTTCGTATTGCGTCCCGGCGCATCGGCTTCCGACCCTGCATCGTATCAATGGGAGGCAATTCAGAACACAGCTCTGACGAAAGCCCTTGCGGACATTGCTAAGATGGGCAGGGAGAAGCTGACTATCCATACAGAGAAGCCGATTAACGGCTACAAGAAAGGGGATATCTGGCTGAAAGACGAGAATACCCGGCTGTGGGCTATCCGTGACAACACGGCGTTTGCAGACGTCGACTGGATAAATCCGTATGTGAATGCTGCGGACTTCGAGGCGTTGAAGAAAGAGTTTCAGAAGCTTTCACAGCAGTTCGATACTGCGAAAAACAGCATCAAGGACTTGACAGATGCGATGAACGGTGTAGAGAACGGAGTAGCGGATGCTTTCCGTGATAGCATCATCACCGAAGCCGAGCGCCGGGACTTGAGCGAATTGTCTAAGAAGCTCGACATCGAGCAGGCACAATTGCAAAGTAACGTCAACTACATCCTCGACAACGAGTTCTTGCCAGCTGACTTGAAGTCGGAGTTGACTACGAAGTCGAAGAAGCTTCTCGCAGCAAGTACGGGCAGCATCGACAAGCTGCAAGAGTCAATAGCAACCGCTATCGCGGACAACAAGATAACCGAGCAGGAAAGGGCGGATTACAATGCGAAGTATCAGATATATGTGGCTGACGTCAAATCGTTGACGGACTGCATAGATAAGTGCAGACAAGCGATTGACAAGAAGATTAAGCAAGCCGCTGCGGATGACATTCTGCTGGGCGAGCGCAATCTGCTGTTAAAGTCTAATGTTCCTGTCAGCAATTCGAATTACTTGCTGAAAGAGTATGATATATCAGAGGCGGGAAGGAATCTCGAAGCTGGCGAGACGGCTACTGTCGTCATAGCCGGGAATCTAAGCGAAGGAAAGCAGAGCTTCTTATTATATAATTCAGGTGGGATCTTTGAGCTTGCCAAGGTTATAAAAGATAAACTTGTCGGCGGAATCGCATGTGTTTCTTTCAAATGGAAGACAAAATCTGGTGCAGATGTTGGGAATAACACTAAGCTTAGCGTGTACGCGGCTCCGAATTCCGGCACCGGCGAATCGTCTATTTCTTGGATAAAGCTTGTTCGTGGCAACAAAACATCTCTGGACTGGACGGAAGCCCCCGAAGATATCGAATCCCGTTTGAACGCAATAAAAGCAATCAAGATGCCGGAGATCGATCCTGTTACGAAGAACTGGAAGCTGTGGAGCGATGAACAAAAGACGCTCGTCGACAGCGGACTTTCCTCGAAAGGTGATAACGGAAACTCGCCTTACATCTCACAACGTACGAAAACGTGGTGGGAGTATGACGCAGAGAACCCGACCGCACAGGTACAAGGGGAAAAGAGGGGCTATAAGGATACGGGCATTAAGGTGGACGGAGTAGCGGTGAGACCGAATATCCTTAGGCGCTCTATGTTACCTGCCAACTTTACATGGAACATTAATGAACTGCCGGGAAAAACAAACAAGTATTCGGGTGATACAGGTAAGATAGAGGTTTTTCGCTTCGGGCAATTCGATGACAAGTTAGCCGGATTGATTATGAGCTTCAAGATAAGCATAACACAGGCTGAACAGAATGGAGTGACCTTTCATAGATACGCTAATTTTATTTTATGGAAAAAAGATAAAGCAACACCGTTTCGAACCGTTCGAGTGATGTATGAGATGAAACCTCAAGATATCTATGTAACTCTTCCGATTAAAGTGACTAAGGCTGAATTAATGAGCGAAGTATACTTTATTCATGCGTGGTGCACAGATTACGCGACCAGTTCGGGATGGCTAAACGCTAAGATTGAGGACATAAAGATAGAGCAAGTCCTCGAGGGCGAGCCCGAAATCCCCACCGCATACATCCCGCATGTGGAAGACTTGAAAGGCGAAACGGGAGAAGCTGGCGAATCCTCATTAGATGTCGAGATAACCGTTCGTGGCAGGTTCCATACGAGCTGGGAACAGGCGGACGAATCAGGGCAGATACTCGACATGCCCCGCCCTGTGCGCTCTGTCGTGAACGGAGTAAGGATAGGAGGCAAGGACTATGTTCAGCTCAAAGCCAGAATCACCTACGGCCTGAAAGACATCACGGCGGTAGCGATGAACAATGGCGGAGCGTTTAAGTGGCTGGTGAACGGTCAGGTATTGGCAAGCAATACCGACACGCTGAACGTGGGAACCGAGTATGCAGACGGCGTGGATGATAATGTAGAGTTCAAGTACGATGATACGAACATTAAGCAGTGGATACAATGATACAGACGAAAGCAATAACAATATCAGATACGGAGGATGTGAAGCCTACGCCAATGACGTCTATTCCCGTTCCGCATGACAAGACGCAATCGTATGTGGGTAACTCCATGTTCGGCGCTACGGTGTTCGTCAAGGATGAGCAGGATAACTTCCAGTACTACCAAGCGATTAAGGATGTGCCAGAGGGTATAGAGGTGACGAACAAGGAGTATTGGCGTCCTATCTCGACATTGACTAAGGTAGCGATACATCAGGCTATAATCAAGACCCTTATCTCCGACAAGGCATTTATCGACACGCTGAAAGCTACCATCATCGAAGCAAACGTTCTCAAAGCTGGTCCGAACCCTGATGCTCCGGGCGGGTTCAACGCTTTGATTAATGAGAACGGAGACGGGCATCTCTGCGGAGGCAAGTTTAAGTTCAACGGTGGTAATGCGGATTATACCGGAGACTTAACGGGCGTTTCCGGTTCATTCAAAAAGCTTAAGTGTGTCAATAAAGCAGGCGAGACATTAGCAGCTCTCGAATTCGGAAGTGACGGCAAGATGTGGGTATCGGATGGAGACTTATTCCATCAGGGAACCAAAGATGGTCGGTTACCCCGGTTCTACGCTTCAGATATATGGTGCAGGGGGGAATTCGGAAGGGCGGTGCACTCCGCAATAGAGATATGGCCGAATACTCCCGGTCGGCTTGAATATTATGCTCATATGACAGTCCCAATATATACCGGGAAGATAAACAGAAATTGGCATTTTTATGGAGATCACGGGCAACACATTAACTTGTTTCGGCTTAGGGGAGATGCGACGTATAAAGTAGTCGTATGCGATGGATACATTGATAATTCTGTACTTATTGTCAATGCGAGCAACGGAAACAAAGAGGTTGTATTCAATCAGCAGGGGCATCGTTTTTTATTGGAAGCTTGGGAAAGCATATACTGCGCCATAGCGGGCAGCGATTCACACATCATGGATGATGGGATACTGTATAAAAACAGCCTGTACGTACCTATTAGGCAAGTAAGAATACGGAGTTGATAAACCATTATTTTTTATTCTCCATTACAAGTGGGTCGTGTGAAATAAAAACACATTTCGTTTTGTCTTATCAGATGTTAAACCTAAACAAATCGTTTTATTTACGCATCACAAATGGTTTTGCGGTTTGTAAATGTACTCTTCATAAACTCACTTTTTTAGGTTACAAAACTACGTTAATTAGCTCAAAGTGAAGCTTATACAGACTCGCCAAATAGCGACAGAAGTTCGCCAATTTCGGACTAAGTGTACCCCTTTTGGACTTTCAGTTGTCGGGGGTACGAGTTAGGTTACTAACTTTGTCTTTTAAGGGCTAAATGATGTCCGGTAGGGCAGACATAAGGGGATAAAAAAAGTCCCACAAATCGTTGAATTTGTGGGACTTGGCTGTTCTTTGTCCGGTTTTGTCCGGTTAGTTCAGCGGAGAGACAGGAAGCAAGACCCTACTTTCATATAGTTTCATACAATACCAAATCGGGGGTTACAATGCTTTTTCGGCTAAAAATAACATCATATACTATCACATTGGTATTATATGGTCGTGTACAAATTCGTGTACGTTGATTTGAACGCTTTCTTTCGTGTACATCAAAGAGCATCGAACTTTGACATTGATTTTTCTTTCAGTTCGTCCACTATCTTTGCATAAGGCTTCATCGCTTCAAAGTTTGAATGTCCCGTCCAACGCATAATAACTTCAACGGGGATTCCCAATTGCAACGCTGTTACTACGAATGTACGACGTGCAACGTGTGTAGTAAGAAGATACCATTTCGGATATACTTCTTCATATCGCTTATTGCCCTTGAAGTAAACAATCCTTGTTGGCTCGTCAAGACCGACAACTTGACCAAGGGTTTTAAGGTGCGCATTCATTTTTTCATTTGAAATCACGGGCAAGACCTTATCACCGGGGAAATTGCAATCAATATACTTGTCAATGATTGCTTGTGAATGCTTGTTCAGCTCAATTCTAAGCCCATCAACGGTCTTTTTTGTTACAACGTGAACAACACCCTTCTTCACATCAGAACGCTTCAATTTGGCAACATCTGAATATCTAAGCCCCGTGAAGCATTGAAACAAGAACACGTCCCGGACACGTTCAAGTGCTTCTTGCATCGGTTGGAAGTGGAAATCTTGAAGTTGCTTCAATTCATCTTGTGAAAGATAAATGATTTCCCTTGAATCAACGGAAATTCCTTTTAGTTTAGGCTTGAATGTTTCGTGCAAATCTCCATTGTAATACCCTTTTTGAGCCGCCCAACGCAAGAACCAACGCAAGAACGATAGTTGCTTTGAAATTGTTGTATTGCGAAAGTCCTTTTTGTAGTAATATGCAACAAGGTCTTGCAACTTTTCTTCCGTCAAAGAGGGGAAAGATAATGTTGGCGCAAATGATTTAAGGTGGTGTCGTAATGTTCTGAACTTTTGAAATGTCGAATCCGTCCACAGGTTCTTTTCCCCTACTTGTTCGGTGAATACATCAAACACATTCCAAAAATCGAGTTTGCCATTTTCATCAATCAAGGAAGCCTTGCCTACCATATCATTAAACAAGTCTTTTACTTCTTGTGGTGTCGGAACTCGCTTTTCGAGCAGTTCAAACCTTGCGAAAACTTCATTGATTTGTGTTTTGTATTCTTCAATTGAACGATTGATTTCGGCGGCTTCACTTGTTCCCTCAATCACTCGTTCCGTATCTGCATTCCATTTGTTCAAATCAACCTTTCGCCCTAATGGAAAATCAAAAGGGCGTTCACCTTTTAGGGTTACACGCATACGGATAGCAAGGGACGTTGTTTCGCCCGGCTTTCGTTTATGCAGAATGAATTTTACTATACGTTTGATAAACATAGCGTCTAATGTATATCTAATTTACCACGACCGAGCAACAACCAATCAGGGGAAACACCGAAATCACGACATACATACAACAAGGCATCTATGTCTATTGCCTTGTAGTGCATTTCTTCGATAGGTTTACCCAAATCCCCCTTGATTCGATAGTATTTTACAAGGTTCAAATTATGGGCTTCACAAAAAGACTTCAAGCCCGTTGTTTTGCCCAACGACTTTGCCAAGGAAATGGCTTCAAAAAAGCGCCTTTGAATATCTAACACTTGTGGGTTGATGGTCTTTTTCATAGGTTCACATCGGTTTTAATTTGATGTTATCAAGTATAATTGTCCCCAAGTTTATTATCATTTTTTCTTCATCTAATGAATCCATAAATACGCTTGGGTAGTCTATGAAATAACCACCTGATGGTAGAAGAAATCCCGTTTCTTCTGAATTGTTCGCAAAATCAACAAACGTACCTTGTATTTGATATTTGCCGTTGTCTTTTAGGTTGGCAACATCTTCTTTATTCATTACAGTTAATACCTGAAGCGTTACATTGAATTTATCGGACGATATACTTTCATTGTTGAAATTGCTTGTAGAAAACTTTACGGCATATTTTCCTGCATTTCTATCAATATCAGATTCAAATGTATTAAACCGGCGATGGTATTCAAGGCACATTTCAAAGTCAAAAGTCAAACCCGATAAAATTGCAAGAGTATCTCCTATTTGTGCTTGAAGTCGTGTTCTTATCGTGTCTGCAAGCATACCCCTTGTGATTTCATTGTTTCGAGCATTAGGGTTACTTTCAAGGCAACTATTAAGAAAAACTTGTATATTGGTTTCCTTGATTCCTGAATTTACCTTTCCATTATGTACATTAGTGCAACAAGCAAGCAAGAATATAGAAACGAGTGTAAAAAATATCTTCTTCATATCTCCACCTTATTATTATAGTCTTCAATCATTGTGTCAAATCGTTCTTTTTCGACATCAATGTATTCTTCACCATTCAACGCAGCAACTTCGAGAGCATCAAAAATAGAACGTGGCATCACCGAGTAATAAGATGGTGTGCCATAATAATCGGAAACCTTAATTTGAATTGTAGCCATATATATTAGTTTTTTGATTGCTTGATATTCAAGCTGGGTTAATTCTATGTGTACAGAGATAGGTTTGCCAAGCGCAATCTTCAAGTCGTACAACTCTATCTTGTCAAAAACACTTTTCGGCAACTGCATTTCTATTGGGGCAAGTGAAGCCCGAAGAACCCGCACACTCATTTCTGCATTTTCTCTATTAAGTCCATCAAACGGTCAATGTGTTCTTGTGCTTTTGCCAAAGATGCTTCTTTGCTTGCAAGTAGTTCAAGAAGTTTATCCGTGTCCGTCTGATGAACCGTTACATTACTACCAGCAATGTTGTTCCCATTCACGTTTTGTTGTTCACCACCGAAATACGATTGCGGGCGAATCGTCATTTCGTGAAGTATTTCTTGTTTTGTCTGTGGAATCACGCCACCTGATTCCCAATTTTGAACCGTCCGAGCGGTTACACCGAGAAGTTTGGCAAATCTTTCCTGAGAAAGCCCCATTTTTTCTCTAATTTCTTTTACTTCTAATTCATTCATAATCAGTACTTTAATCAAAATTCGTATTCTAAGCAGTGAAAATTGCGTGAATTATTTCCACGAAAACGCTTGCATTTCACGAAACATTTCGTACCTTTGCAAATGTAAAGCAACGCCTAACGTATAGACAAGGCAGAGTATCACGCTTGTAAACGGCAAAGTTACAAGATTTCGCCGAAAAAAACGAGCATAACACGAAAAAATTGACGAAGTATGAACGATTACAGTTTTAAGAGGGGATTTGCCCAAGTCCGACAAAAGGACGTTTCGGAAGTCAAGAAACGTATTATGTCAGCATTAGGACTAACAACAAGGGTAAGTTGGAATGCAAGATTAAATGGTAAGGTAGAACCAAAGGTTTCAGAAGCAAGAGCCATTGAGGGCGTTTTTGCTGATTTTGGAATAAAGGACGTCTGGGGAGCTGAAAACTAAAACGATAGATTATGAAAGAGGTAGTAAAATTGATTTGGAAAGAAGCAAGTTTGCCTAACTGCACAACTAAGCAACGCCTTATTGTATGGTACTTCTTTATCTCGTTATTCCTTGTGTGTGGAATAGGTGATGATACAAGCATACTTGTCGGGCTTTTAGTAGTTATCAATTTCGGAAATGCTGCAAGGCTTATTAAGAATGCAGATTTACCTGATGATGAAGACGACGACTTATGATTGACAACCCGAACAAACGAGTAATTGATATGTCAATAGGAGAGTTTGCAGATGTCTTGTTTGATGTATTCCAACGATTATCCAAGGAAGACGAAGAGTTCACGCCATCAAAAAGATTTGTGTATGGCATTGCTGGCATTGCTCAACTATTCAATTGCTCAATGACAACCGCAAACAGAATCAAGGCAAGTGGAAAGATAGACAAGGCAATATCACAATCAGGGCGTATGATTGCCGTTGATGCTGAACTTGCTTTGCAACTAATGAAGAAATAACAATATCACTATGGCAAAAATTATTGAGTACAAAACGCTGAAAAAGCGTATAGTAAGAGCTATAAGCAAAGGCAATCATAGCACAAAATATATCATTGAAGCCGTTGAATGCGAGCTACAATACCGTGACTTTTGCAGGGCGATTGCGGAATTGCAATGTGAGGGGATAGTATCATATAGCGATGAATTGGAAGGATATTATCTAACTAAATAACAACAAAGTAATACAACAATGAAAAAGGTTATTATCAAAAGTTTGACCCTAACAAATTGGAGGGGTGAACGTAGTAGAACAACCCAATTTGACCCTATCAGCACGACAATTTCAGGGGGGAACGGGTTAGGAAAAAGCAGGCACTTTGATGCCTTTATGTGGCTTCTTTTCGGCAAAGACAAAGAAGACCGCAAGGATTTCAACATTAAGACGGTTGTGGACGGGCAACCACTTATGAAAACCGAATGTGAAGTTATCGGCGTCTTGAACGTAGATGGTGAAGACATCACGTTGCGACGTGCATTTGTGGAAGATTGGGTTAAACCACGTGGTCAAGTTGAACAAGTGTTCAGGGGGAACAAAACGGAGTGTTATTGGAATGAAACCCCGGTAAACGTAACCGAATATCAGAAGCGAGTAAACACAATCATTGATGATAGCGTGTTTAAGATGGTAACAAACCCATTATTCTTTGCTTCTATGCCTTGGAAGAATCAACGTGAACAACTCTTCCAGCTTGCAGGCACTGTAACAGACCAAGAGATTGCAAATTTAAAGCCTGAATTTTCGGTACTTCTTGATAAAATTAGTGGCAAGAGTTTTTCGGACTTCAAAAGCGAGCTTGCGGCACGAAAGAAACGTCTTAAAGCAGACCTTGCGGAGATTCAGCCACGAATTGACCAAACACAACGGTTGATGCCCGAAATGACGGATTTTGCAACCCTTGAAGAAGAGGTTGCACGCATTGAAGCAGAAATCGAAAAGGTGGACAAGGCTATGAACGATGCAACGGAGCGTGTAAGACAACAATACGAAGCGGTGCAAGAGCGTCAAAGCAAGATTAACGCATTGAAGAGCCAACGCCAGCAAGTACTGTTCGATGCTCAAAGTAAGGCAAAAGAAGAAGCGTTCAATGCCAACTCTAATCGCCGCGAACTTCAAGAGAGAATAAACGTAGTTAAGAGGGAGATTCACGGCTATGTTCAAGATGAAAATTCAGCGAATACACAGCTTGAAAAACTTCATAAGCAGATACAAGACTTAACTTCAAAGTCTGATACTCTACGTTCGGAGTGGTACAAAGAAAACGAAGTACAATTCAATGGTGAAACAACGTGTCGTTGTTGTGGTCAAGAGTTGCCCGAATCTATGAAAGAAGAAGCAAGGGAACACTTCAACAAACACAAGCAAGGAATCCTTGAAGAAATCACGTCAAAGGGAAAGGCTTACAAGGCAGAAATTGAATGTGTCAATAAGAGCATTTCAGAGGTTGAGCAGGACAAAAATAACGCCATTTCGGGTGCAAAGGTAAAGGAAGAAGAACTTCACGCTTTGGAAGAACAGCTTGCAACACTTTCAGAGGTTAAACAAGTGGAGATTATCCCCGATAACATCAAGGAGTATTCAGACCTTACAAAGCAAATCGCCGACCTTGAAGCAACCCTTGAAGCAGGAACAGAAAAGGTGGACACAAGCGAGTATCAAGAGCGTAAAAAGGAACTTTCACGCAATCGTGATGAAGTCAAAGCAAAACTTGCAGACCGTGAACGTATTGAGCAGTTCAAAAAGCAAATCGCCGACCTTGAAGCAAAGGGAAAAGACCTTGCCCAGCAAATCGCCGATGCAGAGCGTGAAGAATATACCGTTCAGCAGTTCACAAAAGCAAAGATTGACGAGTGCGAAAAACGCATCAACGGTCTATTCACAATGGTTACATTCCGTCTGTTTGAATACACGATTGAAGATGCCAATAAAGAAAATCCCGTTGAAACGTGCATTCCGCTTGTAAATGGAGTTCCTTTCACGGTCGCAAACACGGCAGGTCAAGTAAATGCTGGTCTTGATATTATCAATGCACTTTGCAATTTCTACGGAATCACCGCCCCAATCTTCATCGACAATCGCGAAAGTGTGAATCAGATTATCTACACGCAAAGTCAAGTAATCAACCTCGTTGTAACGAATGACAAACAATTAGTTATTAAGTAATACATCAAACAGAATGAAGTACATTAAGAAAGTTATTGCGTGGTTCAATGCACGCAAGGCGGATAAGGTAAAAGCCGCCAAGGAGTACACCGCAAGAATGGTTGAAGAACGTGTGCAGCTTCGAGAGTTCAAAAGCGGTATCTACATCGCAATAGACGGAATACCCGTTGTGTCGGTTTCTTCACACGTCAAGGAAGCAATACCAGCCCTTGAAGAAGCCCGTCAAACATTCCTTTCGTATATCAACCAATCAAAGTAATACAACAATGAATGAATTAGTTAAAACAAATCCGGGTATGGTTGCAGTGCAACCAACCCAAGCGCAAGCAGTAGTCAATTTCTTTGACCCCTTGCAGTTTGAAACAATGCAACGTGTTTGCAAGATGTTCGCTTCGTCTGAACTTGTGCCTGATATGTACAAGGCAAGCGACAAGAATCCTATCGAAAAAGCAATATCCAATTGTATGATTGCAATTGAGATTGCACAACGTATCGGTGCAAGTCCGTTGATGGTTATGCAGAATATGGTTCCGATTTACGGCAAGCCATCTTGGTCTTCAAAGTTCCTTGTCGCAACGGTAAACACTTGTGGTCGATTCAACCCCTTGCAATACCGCTTCACAGAAAAGGGAATGCTGGGTATGGTTGATTATACCGACTACGTTTGGGATAATGCTACACGTTCAAAAAAGCCCGTTGTCAAGCAATTTGACGGAAAGAAGATAATGGACATTGAATGCGTCGCGTACACAACCGCAAAGGGTTCAGACCAAGTGCTTGAAAGTTCCCCCGTTTCACTTCGTCTTGCTATTCAGGAGGGGTGGTACACGAAGAACGGCAGCAAATGGCAGACGATGGCAAAGCAGATGTTGATGTATCGTGCAGCATCGTTTTGGACAAGTGCATACGCACCTGAATTGTCTATGGGTATGCGTACCGTTGAGGAGCAACAAGATATTTACACAGATTTTGAAGAAGTCAAGGATGTAAAAGAAGAGGTTGCACAAGAGAAGTCAGACAATGCAAACCAAAAGGTGATTGCAATTGATTTGGGGGCTTCTAACGGCGACAAATCAACAAAGACAACCGTTGATACAGAAACAGGGGAAATCGTCAATCAGGAGCAAGCGGAATCGCCACAACAAGGTGAAGCAAACTTTCCCGGCTTCTAAATCTAAAATGTGATGCAATTAAAGATACTCGGAAGCAGTTCGGCTGGTAACGGCTATTTATTCGACAATGGCAATGAAGCATTGTTGATTGAATGCGGAATGCCTTACAGGAGCATTCAAAAGTCGGTTGATTTTGACATTAGCAGAATAAGGGGGTGTGTTATATCGCACGAACACGGCGACCACGCAAAGCACGTCCAAAAGGTGCTTGATGCTCGTATTCCTTGCTATATGTCTGATGGGACGGCAGAGGCTTTGAAAATCAGAAGTAACGCACTTGTAAGGCGTACAGAAGAGTTCAAGCCTTATCAGCTCGGAGGGTTTACCATTCAAGGTTTTTCAGTTCAACACGATGCCGCCGAACCTTTCGGGTATCTTATTCATCACAAGGAGATGGGGACGGTTCTTTTTGCTACTGATACATACTATTTGAAGTATCGCTTCGATGGTCTTTCAAACATATTGCTTGAATGCAACTATCGACTTGATATTTTAGAAGAAAATGTTGAAGCAGGAAGAATTGCCAAACCGCAACGCGACCGAACAATAAGAAGCCATTTGAGCTACGAAACTTGCAAGGAAATACTTGTTGCTAATGACTTATCAAAGGTGAACAACATTGTGTTGATACACCTTTCGCCGGGCAATAGTAATGCAAGCGAATTTCTAAAAGGTATTAAGGAGCTAACGGGAAAGAACGTTCATATTGCCGACAAGGGTATGATAATTGAATTTGATAAATCACCTTTTTAACAACAAAATAACAATGAAAAAGTATGTAGTAAGAAACAAGACGACAAACGAAGTCTTGGGAAAGTTCGACACAAAGAACCAAGCGAGTGAAAAGCTCGTTGAGTACATCACAGAGAAGAACGACGATGTTTGTTCAGATGAAGATGGCTTCTTGTCCATCTTTGACTTCGATGTTCAAGAAGAAGAGGTACAAGAGATTGCCAGCTATGAAGATGCAAAGAAGTATCTCGGATTATCTGATGAACCGTTGATGACAATTTGTGGTGTAAACAAGCATCACGAAAAGGCTTTGCTGGCATTATCAAAGTTGTTCACAATAGCAGAAGCGTGGAATAAAGAAGATGGATTTGTGCCAGACTTCTCTAACGAAAACCAATACAAGTATTTCCCTTGGTTTGAGTACAACAAGGATGCTGCGGGCTTCGTGTACGCGGCTACGTATTGGACGGCTTCGCCTGCGTTTGCGGATGTCGGTTCTCGGCTTTGCTTTGCAACTCGTGAACGTGCATTCGATTTCGGAAAGAAATTTGAAAGCCTGTATAATGATTTCTTGTTGCTTGACAAGTAGTGTATCACTATAAAACAAAACGATATGGAAAGAACAATTGGTAAAGAGTATGCAAACCGTGTTCAACGTGAAGCATTCTTGAAAGACAATTGCGACACGGTGGAGGAAAAAGGCTATATGAAGCCATATACCCCGGAGCAATTGCAGGGACACAAAGAAGAACTTGCCAATACTTCAATTGAGATTGCCGAAATTGAAGCAGAAATGAAACAGGTTCAAGCGGAATATAAAGCACGATTGAAACCGCTTAAAGAAGCGAGAAGCCAAATGGTTTCAAATATCAAGTCGAAAGCTGAATATGTGCGTGAAATCTGTTACAAGTTCACCGACCAAGAAGCCAAGCAAACGGGTTACTACAATGCAGATGGCGACTTAATAGAAGAGCGTCCAGCAACAGCAGATGAAATGCAACCTACGATATTTGCGATGGCACGCAAAACAGGTACTAACGATTAAAGTTCAACATTCAAAATCCAAAGAAAATGGAATCAGAAAAATTGCAAGTTGTTTTTGGTGAAAATGTAACCAAGGCAGAATTGATTATCAGAGAGGGCGGAGCGGTTAAAGAACTTGACCCCAAAGCCCCCATTAAAACAGACATCAAAGGGGTTATCGGAACACCTTTCGAGTATTTGAAAAAGCGTGTTGGTACTGGGCAATTCGAGCAAGAGCGTTCACACATCTTGATTGACCGTGATAACGTAACCTTGTCGCTCGTAATCAATGAAGATGATTACTACAATTCAGGCAGTATTGTTGGCACGCTGGACTTCAACCCCAAGTTCATTGAATTTGGCATCAACAACGGAAAGGTGTGGACACCAACCGAACTTGGTATGTTCTTCAAAATGAACCGTGCATTCTTCACGGACAGAAAGACGAATATGGAGCTTGTAACAACACTTATGAACTTCACGGCGACTGTCAATAACACGCTTGAACGCTCGGTTAAGGAGAATGGCGATAGAAAAGATAACTTCACACAAGTTGTCAATTCAAACTTGCCCGCATCATTCACTTTGGCAATGCCTATCTTCAAGGGTATGCAAAGCGAAACGCTGGAGGTTGAAACTTTCGCGCAAATCAGCGGACGTGAAGTTTCTTTCTTGCTTCTTTCGCCCGGAGCTAATCAAGCCTTGGAGGACATCAGGAACAAAGTTATTGATGAACAGATTGTAGCAATCAAGGAAGTTGCACCAAACATCGCATTGATAGAAGTTTAATACAAATCCCCGCCTTGACTCGTGCCAAAGCGTGTCAAGGTGGGGTTAAAATCACAAGGCAATGAAAGATACGTTCTACTTTCAACACGACTACAACGCACGCAACGACCCAAAGTTGCAAGATGTGTTGATTGAACACGGAGTGGCTGGTATCGGTGTCTTTTGGTGTGTTATCGAACAGATATACGAGCAAGGTGGTAAACTTCCTTTTAAGGCGTGCAAAAGCATTGCATTTGCATTGCACATTGATTGCAAGGTTGTAGAAAGCGTTGTGAATGACTTCGATTTGTTTCAAAATGATGGCACTTTCTTTTGGTCAAGTTCGGTTCTTGCCCGTTTGAATCGTCGCAAGGAGATTTCAGAAAGAAGAAAGAAAGCGGCAGAAACTCGCTGGAAATCAAAGGAAACACAACAAGAGCAATGCAATTCCAATGCAAATGCACAACAAGAGCAATGCAATGTATATCCAAAGGAAAGGAAAGAAAAGGAAATAAAAGAATCTACTTCTATCGAAGTAGAGAGTATAGGAGCAAAAGCCGCCAAGCGGTTTTGCCCACCTACACTTGAAGAAGTTAAGGTTTATGTTGAAGAAAAAGGTTATGCCTTTTTTGATGCAGAAAGATTCATTGACTTCTACACATCGAAAGGCTGGATGGTCGGAAAAAACAAAATGAAAGATTGGCAAGCAGCCGTCAGAAATTGGCACAAGAGCGACAAGGTAAATAACGGCAAGCAAGCTGTATCAAGTAACAATAACATCAATGACGAATGGAAGTAAAGAAGACATATAACCCAGACATTTCAAAGGTCTTGCAGTTCATTCAGGAGCGTGGCTATTTTTCGGGGTTTGACCGTTACGTTTACGATAACTACGAAGTTGAACACGCCTTGAAAGTCGTTGAAGCGATAGGGAAAATCCGAAACCCAAAGTTTGTGATAGACGATGAAAACCGATTTGCTTATGAAAACTTCATCAAGTGGTGTCACGGAGATACAACGATGAAAGCATTAAATGCCATCACAGGAGAAGAGCAACAAGGCGACATCAAGCGTGGTATTTACATAGCAGGTAACACAGGGTCGGGTAAATCTTGGTGTCTTGAAGTAATGCTTGCTTATGCTCGTGCTTGGGGTTTTCAAATCAAATTTTCTGACGACAATGCACAACGTCCTTTGTTTTGGAATATCAACAGAGCCGATGAGATTTGTGGAGAATTTTCCGAAAGGGGAGAAATTGTAAGATTCAAGAAAATGTCTATTATCGGTATTCAGGATTTCGGGCAAGAGCCGAAAGAAACCCTTTATATGGGGAATCGCTTGAATGTTTTACAACAACTCTTAGAGTATCGCGGCGACAGAACCGATGAACTCACAATGATAACGTCTAATTTAAGGATTTCAAGCGAAATTCTCAAAGAGAAGTATGGCGACCGTGTGCAGTCAAGACTTGTCGAAATGTGCAACTATTTCGAGATAAAGGGGAAAGACAGGAGAAAGGGTATTTGATAACCGTATTACTAACTAATAGAGCTTAAAATAATGAACGGTATAATCGAACGAAACGTGGTCTATAAGACCGAACGAGGAACACCCGTTACAGATTCATTGAAAGTGGCAGGGGTGTTTGGTAAGCAACACAAGAATATCATACAAGCGGTTCGCAATTTGCTTGGGTCGGCTGAAAATTCAGCCCACGCACGCTGGTTCTATGAATCAACCTATCTTGATGCACAAGGTAAGCAAAGACCGATGTTCGTAATGAATCGTGATGGTTTTTCGTTACTCGCAATGGGTTTGACAGGTGCAAAAGCACTTCAATTCAAGGTTGCATTCATTGACCAATTCAACAAGATGGAAGAAGTTGTGAAGCAGGTAGCACAACAATCACAACCGAACCTACCTACAACATTTGCAGAAGCATTGAGGTTGGCAGCCACACAAGCTGAACAAATCGAAAAGCAACAAAAGCAAATCGAGGAAGAGCGACCACGGGTGTTATTTTCACAAGCCGTCGAAACATCACAAGATAGCATCTTGATTGGGGAACTCGCAAAGTTGATATGTCAGAACGGCGTACAGATGGGCGAAAAGCGGTTGTTCATTTGGTTGCGTTCAAACGGCTATCTATGCCAGCAGGGCGAACGATATAATCAACCGACACAAAAAGCCCTTGAAATGGGCTTATTCGAGATAAGAAAGGTTACAATAAACGTAGGCGACCACACAAAGGTACGAACAACGACAAAGGTAACGGGTAAGGGTCAAATCTATTTCGTGAATAGATTCTTGTACAACCATCAGAAAGGGCAAACGCAATGAAAGTGTACATCAGTGGAAAAATAAGTGGTCTTGACTTCGAGGAGGTCAAGAAGAGGTTTCTTGAAGCAGAAGAGTTCTTGGAAAGTTTAGGCATTCAGGCGGTAAACCCTTTGAATAACGGCTTGTCGGTGGACGATGATTGGATAAAGCACTTGTGCAGAGATATTGAATTATTGCACGAATGCAACTACATCTATATGATGGACGGTTGGCAAGATAGTGTTGGTGCTTGTGTCGAATATGATTTTGCAATTCGGACGGGCAAGACTGTATTGTTTGCGTCAAACATCATACGCAATCAAGGTATTGTCTTGAAGATTGAAAATGCAATACACGAGGTTACGGGCTTACGACTGAATCAGTACAACACAAAGAGCCGAAAGCGTGACGGCTTCTTTGCTCGTATGCTTTTCGTTTATCATTGCAGGCGTGAAAAAATGAAGCTGGTGGACATTGCGAAATACATTCACCGCGACCATTCTTCAATGTTGCACTTCTTGAATAAGTACAATGATGAAGTACGTTACAATGAATTTTTCAGAGTGATGGCAGAACGAGTAAATAATATATTGAATATAACAAGCAAATGAACAAAAAGCACAAGTACAATTATCGTTGGACGCTGGCAGACGCTAACTTCTCAAAAGACAAAGGCAAGGTTTTTTCTTGCTTTGCGTGCGGGGGGGGCAGCACTATGGGTTACAAGTTAGCAGGGTTTGACGTTATCGGTTGCAATGAGATTGACCACCGAATGATGTACACTTATTGTCAGAATCACGACCCAAGGTTTCCTTTCCTTGAACCGATACAAGAGTTCAAGAAAAGAGAGGACTTGCCCGATGAACTTTATAATCTTGACATCTTAGATGGTTCACCGCCTTGTTCTACATTCTCAATGGCTGGAAGTAGAGAGGAAGCGTGGGGAAAGATGAAGCATTTCCGGGAGGGGCAAGCGGAACAAGTTCTTGATACGCTATTCTTTGACTTCATCGACCTTGCAGAAAAATTACAACCAAAGGTTGTTGTTGCAGAAAATGTTAAAGGTCTTCTTATCGGTGAAGCAAAAGATTACGTCCGTCGAATTTATGAAGCGTTCGACAATGCAGGCTATTATTGTCAGCATTGGTTGCTTGACGGTCAAGATATGGGGTTGCCACAACGCCGTGAACGTGTGTTCTTCATCTGTTTAAGAAAAGACCTTGCAGAACCATTCTTGTATCAAGCAAGTTTGTTTGAGCAATTGCCGTTCTTTCATTTGGAGTTCAACGAACCGATGATTCCATTTGGTGAAGTCGTGGACTATTCGGGTCGTGAAGTAACATCAAAGGTTGTTCGCAAACTTTGGGAGCATCGGGAATTTGGAGATGTAAACCAAGGTGATGCTAATATGCGTTTGTACGGCAAAGGAAGCAACTTTAATCAAAGTTACGTCTATCTTGACAAGATTTGTCCTACACTCGCAAGCAAGGAAACGTGCCTTGTGTTGTTTGACCAACCACGCTTCTTGGGTCAAAGTGAAGTGTGTTGCATTTCATCTTTCCCACAAGACTACAATTTTGCAGGTCAATCTTCACATTACGTTTGCGGAATGTCCGTACCCCCTATTATGATGGCTCAAATAGCAAGTCAGATTCACGAACAATGGCTTTCAAAAATTTAGCAAAGAGTATATCACTATAAAACAAATAAGATAATGAAGTTGCTATTTTTTGACCTTGAAACGACCGGTGTAAATCCCGGAAAGAACGGTATTCATCAAATTAGCGGAATGATAGAGATTGATGGTGTCGAGAAAGAACGTTTTGACTTTCACGTTCAACCGAACCCGAAAGCAGTAATTGAAGAACAAGCCCTTTCCGTTGCGGGCGTAACACGTGAACAAGTGCTTGCTTATCCCTCAATGGGTGAAGTGTATAAGGAGCTTGTGGCAATGCTTGGAAAGTATGTTGATAAGTTCAACAAGAAAGACAAGTTCTTTCTTGTCGGTTACAACAACGCTTCGTTTGACAATCAGTTCTTGCGTGGATTCTTCTTACAGAACGGAGATAATTATTTCGGCTCTTGGTTTTGGTCAAACTCAATAGACGTGATGGTTCTTGCATCACATCACCTTGCAAGCCGACGACACGAGATGGAAAACTTCAAGTTGGCGACAGTTGCAAAGTTTATGGGTGTCAATGTTGATGATGAAGCGTTGCACGATGCTTTTTATGACATCTACCTAACAAGGGAAATATACAAAATTATAGGTGTATGATTATTGACCAATTAGGCAAGATTCAGCTTATCAACGCTGATTGTATGCGTGTTCTTTCGGAGTTGCCGGACAATGCGTTTGACCTTGCGATTTGCGACCCACCCTATGGGCTTGGTATCGACGGGCAAAAGTCTTGTGTTTGCAAAAATCCAAAGCACAACCGAAAGTTTCACGCACGCAAAGGCTGGGACGATAGTACACCGACGGCGGAGTATTTCAGAGAACTTGAACGAGTTTCACGCAATCAGATTATTTGGGGTGCAAACTACTTCGTTGAACATTTGACGAAAGGCACAAAAGGATGGATTGTGTGGTTTAAGGGGCAAACCGGGCTTACGATGTCCGATTGTGAACTTGCTTATTCTTCGTTCAATTGCCCAACACGCCTTATCACTATCAATCGTGTGGTGCTTGCAAAGCAAAACACAATACACCCAACAGAAAAGCCCGTACAGCTTTATTCTTGGCTTCTTCAAAACTATGCAAAGAGAGGTGATAAAATCCTTGATACGCATTTAGGAAGCGGGGCAATATGCCTTGCCGCTGATAGTATGGGGTTTGAAATGACAGGTATAGAGCTTGACCCAGAGTATTACAACGCGGCAAAGCAAAGAATCTTGTATCAGCAGGCACAACCGCGCTTATTCGATGCAGAAGAAGAGCTAAGCAATATGAGTATAAACGAACAATTACTATTTGATTTATGATGACAAGAAACGAATTTGCCTACAAGGCACACGAGAACGCCAAAGAAAAGGGGTTTTGGCAAGAACGTTTAAGTAACGAACATTGCTTGATGCTCGTAATAACAGAGATTGCGGAGGTGATAGAAGCAGACCGAAAAAACGAACGTGCTAACCTTATAGGGTTTGAAACGGGTGTGAAGAATGCTTTCCAAGGTATTGTTCGTGATGATTGGTTTGTAATCATATTCCGAAACATCAAGGGTTCGCTTGAAGATGAAATGGCAGATATTGCCATTCATCTTGCAGACCTTGCTGGGGCGTTGGGTATAGACTTCGACAAGATGAACCTTTGTAAGTATCACCGAGCATTTGACAAGTTCACATTCACAGAAAACGCCTTTGCTTTGACAAAGGGGTTGAGCCGTTCAAACATCAGTATTGAAAGACGTATCTTGTTCGGTCTTGATTATGTCTTCAATTGGGCTGAAAGTATGAATATCGACTTATGGTTCTTTATCGAACAGAAGATGAAGTATAACGCATTACGCCCAGTACTTCACGGCAAAAAGTATTGATGCAAATGCAATGCAATTGCATTACAAGTTTAATTCAAAAGTAATAATTAAGTATGTTGAAAGTAGAGATTATTGGCAACATCGGGAACGATGCCGAAATAAAGGAGTTCGGGGGAAAGAAATACGTTTCTTTCAGTGTTGCACACACCGAATATCAGAAAGACGAACAAGGTAACAGAACAGACCTTACAACGTGGTGTTCGGTTCTTTGGTTCGGAGAGGGGGGCGGCTTGCTTCCTTACCTTAAAAGAGGGTCAAAGGTTTTTGTTCGGGGAAACCTCAAAGTTAAGATGTACACAGACAGAAATGGCAATCAACAAGCCGCAATCAATGTGAGTGCATCAGAAGTACAGCTTTGTGGTGTAAAGGGAGAGAATACAGCGAATGCAGGGCAAGTGAGTGGTGCAATAACGCCACAAGCACAGCAACCCTTGCCACAAGCCGACGATTTACCTTTCTAAAACTAATGCTATGAACTGTGAGACAAGGGAAATACACTTGATGATTGAGCAGGTGTATAAAGAGAAAGGTATCAACGTGTGCGAGGGTTGTATGTACGAACACACCGCAAGTTGTGGTGATGACCGATACAACATTTGCTATCAAAGGTTTTATAATCGGCACATCCGAGCAAAACAGATGAAGAAAAACAAAGCAAGATAGATGAGAAAATATGATAACATTATAGCCATTGACCCGGACGTAACACGTTCGGGCGTGGCTTTCTTGAAGCCAACAACAAGGCAATTAGAAGTGTCAAACTTGACATTTCCACAAGTAATTGATTACCTACAACACGCAAAGGATGTTAGGGACAAGATGCAAGAAACGCTTATTGTTGTGATAGAAGCAAGCTGGCTAATACAAGGTAATTGGCATCTGCAACAATGGGAACGCAAGCAACGTGCAGCATCTAAGGGGTATGATGTGGGACGCAATCACGAGACAGGTAAGAAGATAGTTGAGATGTGCCAGCATCTTGGTATTGAGGTCTTGGAACACGCTCCTTTGCGGAAAGGTTGGAAAGGCAAGGATGGAAAGATTACACACGAAGAGTTGGCTTCATTTACGGGGCTAATGGGGAGAACAAACCAAGACGTGCGAGATGCTGCCCTACTTGCTTGGGCGTTTGCTGGACTTCCTATTCGTGTTAAGTTGGGTAAGTAAGGACTATCTTTTTATTTCTTGAAATCTTTTATAGTGATATATCTTGTACTTTTGCAAGTATAGCATCAATATGAGTTTTTAGGTATGAAACCAATAGATTTTCCGCAATCGACCAAGGTATTGCAAAGACCGTCTACTATGACGGATAAAGAATGTGCATCACTTCACGTTTGGAGCGATGGCAATCAATGTGTGTCGTGCTGGGAGCCGACATTTAAGGAGCGTTTGAACATCTTGTTCGGCGGAAAGGTGTGGTTGGGTGTGCTTTCGGGAAAGACCCAACCACCCGTTTTTGTATCAGGTACAAGAGTGTTCAACAAAGCCCCCTTTTCTGCTCGTTGTAGGGCTTTCTTTGGTTTGGTGGTAGAAAGTATCACGGAAGCGATAAGAACGACGACAAGAGCAACCAAACAAGCCGACAAGCAGGAGCATTTTCTTGCTGGGCTTGTAATTGCATTGCTTGCAGGCTCTCTCGTTTCTCCTTTGTATGGTCTTCTACTTGGAGGATGTGCAGGATTGATAAAGGAGTTTGTGGATTATAAAGGGTGCGGAATGCCAGAGATTTTGGGCTTCGTTTTTACTCTTTTGGGGGCTATTGTTGGTGCATTGGTTGCCGTGTTTCTGATGATGCTCCTTGAAGTTGTTTTACCCTCAATGCTTATGTAGTATGGCAAAGGTTGTAGAAGCACAAATTCAAAGCCTTGTGTTTGATGATAAGAACTTCAACAAAGGCACAGAGTACGGCGAACATCTGATGGACGAGAGTTTGCGGAAGTTCGGTTTGGGTCGCTCAATCCTACTTGACAAAAACGACAGAATCATTGCTGGTAACAAGACGACAGAAAAGGCTGGAGAATTGGGCTTTGAAAAGGTCGTTATTGTCGAAACGGACGGAAGCACACTTGTGGCGGTCAAACGAAATGACATTGACCTTGATAGTCAAAAGGGGCGTGAACTTGCACTTGCAGACAACGCAACGAGTAAGGCGAATTTGTCTTGGGACGAAGAAATGATAATGCAATGTGCGGAGCAATTCGACTTTGACCCAGAGGAATGGGGCGTTTCGATGAGTGAAACCGAAGAAGAGGGTCAAGAAGAGCCTAAAAAGGAAATCGACACAAGACTAATCGTTGAGTGTGGCGATGTTACAAAGTTATCATTGTTATTCAGTGAGTTACAAGATAGGGGCTTTAAGTGCGAACTAAAAGAATAGACCTATAAATGAGATAATTAAGATAAAAACGACCCTAAAAAGGGATTTTGAGATATGGCAAAGTACAGCAAAAAGGTGGTTGAAAGGGTTGTCGGACTTGTGAAGTCAGACACCTATACCATTGCGGAGATTTGCCAACAAGTAGGGATTTCGCAAGCCACCTTTCACAGATGGCAAGAGGAACACGAAGATTTTGCACTTGCTATCGAGGAAGCACGGGAATCACGAACGCAATTCTTCGTTCAGGAAGCCAAAAAGTCGTTGTTGAAGAAAATACAAGGCTATGAAGTAACCGAAACAAAGGTTGTAACCATCCCGACAAAAGGCGACCATTCAAAGCCTACTATCAAGGAACAGACGACAACGAAGAAGCATATTCAGCCCGACACGGCGGCAATTATCTTCACCTTGACAAATGGCGACCCTATGAGATGGCGAAACAAACAAACAACAGAAGTAACGGGCAAGGACGGCAAAGACCTATTCAAGACCCTTTCAGATGAAGAATTGGATAAGCAGATTGCCGACCTTGAAAAGAAATTGAATCAATGAAAATCGTAAGGAATAGTATTATCCCCTTTAAGGGGTTTGTTGCAATCAATCTGTTTGGTGTGCTATTCGTTCGCAAAAACGTTGTTTTGAGTGATGCAAGGTATCAAAGAATGATTCGGCACGAAACAACGCATACAAAGCAAATGAAAGAACTATTGTACTTGCCTTTCTATGTGTTGTATGTGCTTGAATGGCTTGTTCGGCTTGTGATGTACAGAGAAGCACGCAAGGCATATAGGAACATCAGCTTTGAGCGTGAAGCATACGCAAACCAAGACAATGTATTCTATAACGCAGGGCGTAAACGATACGCCTTTCTTAAATACATCAAGAAGTAATGAACAGAAACGAAAGGGTTAGATATATGTACGCATTAAAAGAACGTTTGGTTCGAGAGAGCCGAACGGATTTGCTACGTTTTACCCTTTCTACAATGCCTACATTTGAGCCAGCCGATTTTCACCGTCGATATTACGGAGTATTGACCAAGTTTGCACATCGTGAAATCAAGAAACTTATGGTCTTTATGCCACCGCAGCACGGGAAATCGGAGGGTTCAACAAGGCGTTTGCCATCTTTCATATTAGGAGAACGCCCCGATACAAGGGTTGCTATTGTAAGCTACAATGCCCCCAAAGCACGCAAGTTCAACCGAGAGATTCAACGCATCATTGACACGCCTGAATATCAAGAGATATTCCCCGAAACGTGCCTAAACTCGTCTAATGTAACAACCGTTGCAGGTTCATGGCTTCGTAATGCCGACGAATGCGAGATTGTAGGACATTTGGGTGGCTTCAAGACGGTAGGTGTAGGCGGTGCTTTGACGGGTGAACCCGTGGACGTTCTGATTATGGACGATATTTATAAAGATGCTAAAACGGCTTGGTCTGCAACGGTGCGTGAAAGTGTTTCGGATTGGTACGATACGGTTGCCGAAACGCGACTACACAACAAGAGCCAGCAACTTATTGTCTTCACACGTTGGCACGAAGACGACCTTGCAGGCACATTGTTAAGACAACAAGGTGAATATCACCCAACAGAGAACCCGAACGGGTGGGTTGTTGTGATATATCAAGCAATAAAGCAAGGAAGCCCGACGGAATACGACCCAAGGCAAGAGGGTGAAGCACTTTGGGACGAACGGCACAACATAGAGAAGCTGGAAGCAATCAGAAAGCGTAACCCACACGTTTTCGATAGCCTTTACCAGCAAGACCCGAAACCGAGCGAAGGGCTTATGTATGATATTGGCTTCACAGAGTATCAGACACGACCAGCAACGAAGTATTGCATTCGCAAGGCTTATGTGGACACGGCAGACACTGGGGCTGACTACTTGTGTGCTATCGTGTATGATGAAACGGAAATCGGCAACTATCTTGTTGATGTACTCTATACACAGAAGCCGATGGAGTACACAGAACCCGAACTTGCCCGCATCTTAACAAAACACGGAGTGCAAGAATGTGTTGTTGAAAGCAACAACGGAGGTAGAGGGTTTCAAAGAGCCGTTGAAAGGCAATGCAGACTTATTGGCAATGCGAAAACGAAGTTCAAGTGGTTTCATCAGAAAGACAACAAGGAAGTTCGTATTAACGTCAATTCGGCGGCAGTTCAGAATTTGACGTTTATGCCTTTCGGGTGGGTTAAGCTATTCCCCGAATTTGCATCTGCAATTAACGGATATATGAAGATAGGCAAGAACCCACACGACGATGCACCCGATGCACTTACAGGAACGATTGAGAAACGAAAGAACAAGGTCAAATCAGACGTTGCAGGTCTTTTTGGACGATAGGATATATCACTATAAAATAAAGTAGTTATGACATTAGAAGAAATTTTCAATCAGGGGACGGCTGGTGAAGTTATTGCGGAACTCAAAAATCACCGAATAACAGAACAACCAAACACCGAGAAAGCGAAAAAAGCACTTGACCCCAAGTTGCACGACATCAACAACGAGGTTTTGCGACCTGACAAGCGGGTTAAGGTTGATGGTGGTAATGATAGTGGCGACAAGGTTATTGAAACGGGAGAAGACGGCGGTAATTATCGCATCGAAAAGGTTGCCCGTGTTGTAATTGCATTGCAAAAGCTAATTATTAACCGTGCGGTTTCGTTTGTATTTGGGAATCCTGTTGCCTACAATGCAACGCCCGAAACAGACAAGCAAGAAGCGGTGTTGAAAGCGTTAAACCGCGTGTTGTATGACAACAAGACTACTTCAATGAACCGCAAGATTGCACGAAGTATATTTGGCTTCAAGGAGTGTGCGGAATTGTGGTATGTTCAAGAAAAAAGCAAGCCACACAATACATACGGCTTTGCAACCAAGTTCAAGTTGCGTTGTGCCTTGTTTTCACCTATGTTCGGTGATACGCTTTACCCATACTTTGATGGCACGGGCGACCTTATTGCGTTTTCTCGTTCATATTCACGCACCGGCAGCGACAAGAAGCGTTATGATTACTTTGAAACCTACACCGACACAGAACATTGGCTTTGGGTAAATGGTGCAAACGGCTATGAAGTTGCAGACGGATTCCCTAAAAATGTTGCTATTGGTAAAATACCTATTGTGTATGGCTATCAAGAACACTTTGAAACGCAAGACGTGGACAGTTTGATTGATAGGCTGGAAAAGTTGTTGTCAAACTTTGCAGACACAAACGACTATCACGCAAGCCCGAAAATCTTTGTTACCGGGCAAATCAACGGATGGAGCAAGAAAGGTGAAGCCGGGGCGGTAATTGAGGGTGAAGAGGGTGCAACAATGAACTATGTATCTTGGCAAAATGCCCCTGAAAGTGTGAAGTTGGAGATTGAAACGCTTTTGAAACTGATTTACACAATCTCACAAACACCCGACATCAGTTTTGAGAGTGTCAAGGGGCTTGGGGCGATTAGTGGTGTTGCCTTGAAATTGTTGTTTATGGACGCACATCTAAAAGTGCAGGACAAAAAAGAGGTATTCGACGACTATTTGCAACGCCGTGTGAACGTGATAAAGGCGTTTGTCGGGCTATTCAATACCGACCTTGAAGAAGATGCCGATTTGTTGGAAATAGAGCCTGAAATAACGCCCTATATGCTTACAAACGAACTTGACGAAATCAATATGTGGCTTGCCGCTAACGGAAACAAGCCACTTGTTTCACAGAAAGCAAGCGTCAAGGGGGCAAATTTAACACAAGACCCCGAAAAGGATTTTGAACAAATCCAAGAAGAAGCAAGTGCCGAAAATTCATTCTCTATTGGTGAACCTGTAATTGATGCGTGATGGCAAAACGAGTAATCAAGTCAAAAGAAGCAATCAAGTACAGATGTAGAGATTGCAGACATTCGTATGATTGGCACGAAAAATCATACGACACGGGGCTTCCTTTTATGTGTCGTTGCAAGTATTATACAAACGGTAAGTTTTGCCGATTCTTAAACGACCCTCAATGTGAACACTTCGAGTTAAGGACAAATGGCTAAAAGGCAGAAGACAAAGATATTTTCCTTTCAAGGCTTCGATAATGCACACTACAAGTCCACGGCAGCCTATACGCGTGCCGTGAATGCCTTATTCGACAAGGCAACAAGTGATATTGCAGAAGTTGCAAACAAGGAGGATTACAACCCCAACAAGCCTTTTTCTTTCGATGATTACCCAAAGACAAAGGCACGCTTGCAAACAACGCTCAAAGGGCTTGCAAAGAAGATGCAGGCGATTATTGAAGCGGGGTCAAGACGGCAATGGCTTTTTGCGTGCCAAAAGAATGATGAGTTCATAGCATCTATATTTGACACCACGAAACTAACAAAGGGGCGGTTGAAGAAGATGCAAGACAGAAACCTTGATGCCTTGCAATCTTTTCAACAACGCAAGGTGGGTGGAATGAACCTTTCAGAACGTGTTTGGAAATACACCGAGCAATACAAAGAACAAATCGAAATAGGGCTTGATGTAGGACTTGGGGAGGGTCGTTCAGCTCAACAACTTTCAAGGGACTTGCGACAGAACTTGCAAGACCCTAACCGTTTGTTCCGCCGTGTGCGTGATAAGCGTGGCAATCTACATCTTTCAAAAGCTGCAAACGCCTTTCACCCCGGTACGGGTGTGTATCGAAGTAGCTACAAGAATGCAATGAGATTGACCCGCTCGGAGGTTAATATGGCTTATCGAGAAGCAGACCATTTGCGTTGGCAACAACTTGATTTTGTGGTAGGCTTCGAGATACACCGTTCTAATCACGAACCGCAATGTAAGTGCAAGTTGTGTGAACGTCTTGTAGGTCGTTACCCTAAATGGTTCAAGTTCAAAGGATGGCACCCACAATGTATGTGCTATGCAACGGCGATATTGACAGACGAAGAAGACTTTGACAACCAAGAATTGTCAGACCTCAAAAGTGCATTAAAAGGAACGGTTTACAAGAAGCTATCTACAAAGAACGAGGTAACAGATTTGCCCGACGGGTTCAAAGAATGGGTTTCAGAAAACGAAGAAAGGCAGGCAAATTGGAGTTCAACCCCCTATTTTATTAAGGACAACTTTGTTGATGGTGATTTGACAAAGGGATTGATGTATGTTCAAAAGCCAAAGCCACTGACATTACTTGAAAAGGCGGCAATTAGGCACGAAAAGCGTACACCCGAACAAGTGCAAGCCATTCAAAATCGTTGGGAGGAAAGAAAGCAAAAGCACGCACTTATCAAGCAAGAAGCACAAGGTGTTCTTGATGAGGCAAAGGATTATAACGAGGTTGATTTTTCAGCTTTGCAAAATGCTATTGATTCAGGGGATATTGGTAAGATGCAATCTATTGCAAGTGAGGTTGAAAAGGCTATTTCAGAAATGAGAAAGCAAGAGCAAGCACTTTCTAACCTTATCCCAAACATACACGAGTGGCACAAGCGGTTTACGCTTGATGAACTCAAAGCCGTACATAGTGCCGTTGAAAAGAAACTTGCATCTTGGGATGGATTGACATTACAAGAGCAATCAAAGAAGTTGAAGTTTGAAGCGGAAGAGTACTTTGGCACAGACAAGTATGGCGCACAAACAAAGTATAAGACTTGGGGCGTTGCGCAAGATGCTTACAAGATGCACCTTGATAAGGTACAATACAAGATTGATAAGCAGGAAATCGAAGCAAGTGTTACCCATTCATTCTCTTTTGCTCAAAAGACCAAGAGTGCAAAGGTTAAGCAACTTGTATCTGAACTTCAATCCCTACTTGGAAACAATGCAACGATTGCAGAACTTCAAAGCAAGGCTGATGCACTAAATAACGAGGTATCAAAGCTGGAAGCCGCTAAACTTGCCCGCGATTTGAAGAGGTTAAGCAAACTGGGCAATGGGTTCAGTCCTGATGCCTATACGCAAGAACGCAAGGATAAAGCGGTGTGGGATAAAGGAAGCGGAAAGGTTGCTGATAAGACCCTTATTGATGTTGCGGCGAAGAATTGGATTGCTTCAACGGAAGATGAAAAGGATAGGGTTTATGAATATACCCATCATTATTGCAATGTGAACGAGCCTTTGCAAGGTCGCAAATACCTAAGCTATCAGACAAAGGCAGATTTCGAGCATCGAGTAAACAACATTACTTCTTACATCAGTAAGAATGTACTGCCAGAAGATATGTGGTTTATGCGAGGTGATGACGGTCTTGGGGTGATTGCTTCACGAATAAAGTTTGCTGGTGGAGAAATGCCAAAAGACTTGCAAGACTTGGTGGGTATGACTATGCAAGAGGGCGGTTTTATGTCCACAGGTAGCCGCAAAGGCAAGGGGTTCAGTAATAAGTCTGTTATTATCAATGTGTATGCACCAAAGGGTACGCAAGCCGCCTATATTGAGCCTATCAGTGCATACGGCAATGGTGCGGGCAGAAAATGGGACGGTAAGCAGAGGTTTAGTACATTTAGCTCTGAACACGAAACGTTGTTCCAACGAGGTACACTAATGCGAATAACAAAAGTGTACCAAGTCGGAGGAAAAACATTTATCGATTGTGAAGTGATAGGGCAAGAAATTAAGCCATTATCCTACGTTTCAGATAGTAATATAGGCTATTGACCGGGGATTTTATCTTCTGGACAATGGTCGTTAGCGATGAACAAGTATTCATCCATCAGCTTGTAGAAGTTGTTGATACTATCCTTTATTGAATAGGCGGTCTTTCCCCACGAAGTGAACATTACCATAAGCAAATCAAACGGAATGCCCGGATAGGGTTTTCCGTTTATTTGTTTGTAGTAATCACGTTCCCCCATAAATTGACCTTGTGAAGACACATACACGCGCTCCATATCCCAAAACCAATCCATAGTAGCATCGTTGAAAGGGCTTTCTTCTTGACCACTGTAATAGCGACATTGCCTTATAAGGGCTTGCTTCTTATCCATACATCTGTTTGAATTTAGTTACTACGTTCTTCATATCTGCATCAAGATAACTCAACGCCTTTTTGATTATGCGCTGAGGTATTCCATAATATGCTTCTGCAATACTACCTGTAATGGCGGCTATTGTATCGCTATCGCCGCCGATTGATACAGCAAGCCGAATGGCACTTTCAAAGTCTGTACTTTCAAGAAAGCACACGAGGGCTTGTGGTACGGTTACTTGGCACGTTTCATTGAATCTGTTTGTACGTCTGATTTCATCGCACGTCTGATTGATGTTGTAACCATAAACGTCTTTTACAAATTCAATGATAAGCCCAATATCCTTTTTCGTCCTTGCAAGATAAATGCAATCGGCAACACATTCAGCCCCCTTGATTCCATCGGGGTGATTGTGCGTACATTCGGCTGATTTTCTCGCATACATCAACACGTCTTGCCTTGTAGGAAGATACCCACAAGGAGATACACGCATTGCAGAGCCATTGCCAAAGCTATTATAAGGTTCGGGGTGTAAGGAATGAACCCAACGACCGAAAGAACCACCATAAGCCCCCTTGGGGTTAGGGTATTTTCTACACCATTCAAGTAGTGATTGTTCAAAACTTACACCACGCAAGATTGCATCAGCAACGGCAACCGTGCATATTGTGTCGTCCGTAAATGAACATTCAGGTGTAAACAACTTAAAATCTGTTTTATTGGTGTTGTTGAACTCAAAACGAGAACCGACAATATCACCGATTATCGCGCCTAACATATCTATTTCCTTTCTTTCTTTGTATCACCCCACGAAATATCGTGCAAATTCTATTCTTATATGGACGTTCCGAGGTGATACCGAACGACCATAGACGACTTAGCGACACCCCTATTTGTTCAGGGGAAAACTTATCATAAATGGCGGCTATTGAACCAAAGTAATAGTGTTCATTGTCGCCCAAGCAAACGTGGTATATTGTTTTTCCGTTCATCAAGAATCACATTCGTTGTTGTTTAATAATGCAAAGGTAGCAATTTTATTCAATAAAACAATCGTTTTCGTGAAGAAATTACGAAATAATTCGTGAAATGTTGATAAGTAGTTGCTAACTATACACCTGAACAAGGATATATCACTATAAAACAAATTACCTTTGTGGGTGATTTGTAACACTAAATGTTTTGAATATGAACTTTCAACAGATTCTTGCACTACTGATTGCCAAATTTTCAGGCGTGCAAAAAGACGGATTGGAGCAGATGGCACGCACTATTGCGTTACAATGCACCAACGAAGAAGAAGCGAAATCCCTTGTCGAAAAGATTACTGATGCGCAAGTAAACGACTTCGTAAAGGAGTATCGCAAAGTTGTGGACAAGGAGGTTTCAGAAGCCGGAAAGACCCTTGAAACGAACTTGAAGAAGAAGTTTGACTTTGTGGAAAAGAAGACCGACCCCGAACCCGGCGGAGGAGGTACAGACCCAAAGCCCGACGACATTGCAACAATTGTAGCCAATGCAGTTGCAGGAGCTGTAAAGCCACTTCAAGACCGATTGGAAAAGTACGAACAAGGGGAAGTCGGCAAGTCAAGGCTTCAAGCATTGCAAGACAAACTTTCGGCGTGCAAGGACGAAACGTTCAAGGCTCAAACCTTGAAAGACTTTGGGCGAATGAGATTTGACGACGACAATTCTTTTAACGAATACTTGACCGAAAAGGAAGCCGACATCAAAACCGCAAATCAGAGCGTGGCAGATGCAAAGTTGAGCGGAGCAGGTGGCGCACCTCAATTCGGACAAAAGAACGAAGCGGGAGTTTCAAAGGCTGTATCAGACTTTATTGCATCACAAAAGCCCGATGCCAATGCTCTAACGGGCAAAGAAGTTTAACAAGTAAAGTAATACAACTATGGGTATGACTATCAAACGAAAGAAAGACAACCGCGTTGTGAAGTGCATTCTTCATCGCACGGCAGACATTCCCGGCGGTGTAGGCGTTTCGGTTGCTAATTTGGGTGGTTCTTCACTCTTGGAGGGTACACCTATCGGCAAAGGAAATGGCGGTTTGTTCGATGTTTGCAAAACCGCAAAGGTTCTTACGCAAGCCGAAGCGAACGCAACGACCTATGAAGTAGCAAAAGGACACCACTTCAAGGTGGGCGACCGATTTGCGGCTAATGATTGTGCGGGTCAAGTGATTACGTCTATCGACAGAAACGATGAAGCAAAGGACGTTATCACCGTTCAAACAACGCTTGGAAAGGTTGTAAAGGCTGGGGATTGTGCTTTTGAAAGCAAGGGAGCAAACACAACCCTTAAAGTAACCCCTATCGCCATTGCAGGCTCAAATGAAGACGTTGATAATGGCGAAAACCTTTGGGTGTCAGCTTGGGTGATTTGTGTTGTTCAAGACGGTAATGCACCCGCAACAAATGATGTTATCAAGGCTGCACTTAAAGGTGTGGTATATGTGTAACCCTTAACAATTTATCAGTATGCAAAAATCATTGATGGTAGGGTTGGACGAAAAGAATATGGAAGCCGTAATTCACACTTACGACTTAAAGGATTATTACTATCCTACTCTTTTCCCCCTGAAAGAAACGAACCGCCTTGATTGGAAGATGCTTGAAGCACAAGCAGGCTTGAAGATTGCTGCCGACCTTGTTTCACGAGGTGCGACAATTCCCAAGAAGATGCGTGATGCTATTAGTCGCATTCAAGGCGATATTCCTAAGATTTCAATTTCTCGTGAAAAGAACGAGGACGAATTGACGGAATACGATATTATGGTTGCAATGGCGGGTGATAATCCCGACCTGAAAGCACTTGTTGAGTTTTGGGCGGAAGACACGAAGTTCTGTTGGGACGGTGTCGCAGCTCGTGCAGAATGGATTGCACTTCGTCAAATTTCACTTGGTAAGGTGAAGTTCACGAACTCAAACAATGCGGCTATCGTAACCGAGTATGACGTGGATTATCTGATTCCGAAAGAACAGAAAATCGGTGTCGCAACATCTTATGCGTCTGGAACATCGGGCAAGCCTTTGAGTAAGGATATTCCATCAGCCTTGAAGAAAGGAAAGAGCGTAGGGGCAAACTACAAGTTTATGTTTATGAACGTTGATACGTTTGCTAAGTTCGCATCACAAGAAGAGGTTGTCAAGAAGTGTGCAACACTGATTGAGAGCATCACGGGGGCAACAGACACGCCCGACTTGCAAACGGTGAATGCCTATCTTGCGAAGAAGAAAGAGCTGTACAAGGGGCTTCAAATCGTTGTTATCGACCAAGATATTACGATTGAGCTTGCCGACGGTACGCGCAGCACTTCAAATCCGTTTGAAGATGATGTTATTCTTTTCTCTGAAAGCAAGGTTCTTGGCAACACCTATTGGAAGCGTCCTATTGATGCCAAGAAGATGCCCGGAAGTGTTGCCGAAAAGGTGATGCATGGACATACGCTTATCAAGAAGTATTCGACTGAAAGCCCAGTGCAGGAGGTAACGGAGGGTATCAGTAACCTTTTCCCAGCGTGGAACTTGGCTGGTCGCTCGGTTCTTATGCAGGTAAACGCAACTTCTTGGAACAAGAACTAACAAGGCAAGGGTGGGTATTTAACTATACCCACCTAAGCCTATAAAATCAATCAGGAGCAATGACAAACAAACAATACTTGACCAAGGCACTTTCGGGGCTGAACATTTCAGAAGACGACATCGACATTGTTTTGCTGAAAGCATCACTTGACGGTGAAGCAGAAGCAGACGTTCGTGCGTGTGATGTCGCAACCTATCAAAGAATGTCGGTTATCCTAAAAGGGGTAATGCTGAACGTTTCAGAGGGTGGGTATTCAATCTCTTGGAATGTTGAAGCCGTGAAACTCTATTACAATGCACTTTGCAATGAATTAGGGCTTGACAATGTGTTGTTTGCTCGTCCAAAAATCCGCAACAGGTCAAACTTATGGTAAAGCAATACCCACACTACTTGTTTGCCTTGATAACGGGAGAATCAACACAAGGGGAAGACGGGCGTTGGTCTGATGAAGACCAACAAACTATATTCTTATCAATGTGTAGAGAGGAAACCGATGGTCGAGGTTCGGAGATTCAGACCGCCGATGGTACTTATCGCAAGTATTCGGCTATCATTCAGATACCCAAGGGGGCTTTGACGATAGATGAGGGTACAAGTGTATTTGTGTCAAACCATGAAGATGGTTCAGATGTCCGCATAAAGGGGGTTGCATTGAAATTTGACAAAGGACAATTGCATTCACGGCTATGGGTATAGAAGCACAATTCACAAAAGAAGAGGTTCAAGAACGTTTCGATGCGTTCTTGGGGCAAATTCAAGAACAGCAAATCAAACGATTGCAGAAGCTGGGGGAAATGTGTGTAAACCACGCACGCTCCATACCGAAAGAACAAGGTTTTGAAGACCAAACAGGCAACCTACGTTCTTCTATCGGTTATGCCGTGTTCGTTGATGGCGTTGCCGTGCATACTTTGTACAACGAAGTAGGCGGTGGAACTATCGGAGCAAAGGCAGGGCAAGAACTTTCTGCAAAGATTGGTGAACGCACAAATGGCGTTTGCCTTGTTGTAACAGCAGGAATGAATTATGCCCTATATGTTGAAAGCCGGGGGCGTGATGTGATTGCGAGTGCAGAGCAATTGGCGGAAAGAGAGTTGCCCCGAATGCTTGAAAAGTTGATTGATAACATCAAAAAAGCGGCAGAATGAAGACTTCCTTTGATATAGACAAGATTGTTTTTGAGTTGTTGAGTGGTTCAAGAGAGTTGAAAAGCGCGATAAAAGGCGGAATCTACTATCAGAACGACCGCCCCGACGGCTCAACCGATGAAGACGTTGTTATTAACACTATAACGATGACACAAGACTTCTTGCCACAAATAGCAACAAGTAATGTGAACATCTATGTGGCTGACAAGAAGCGACGGATTAAGGGAACAGAGCAGTTGAAGCCTAATCACGAGAAGTTATCAGAGCTGACAAGGATTGTTTTAGACGTGTTGCGAGGTTCGAGGATTGATGGGTTGAAGTTGATTCCTGAAAGCCAATCAATTCTGCAAGAAGCGAGCATTAAACAACACTTCTGCAACATTCGTATCGCTTGGAATATACAAACATATTAAAATATAATAGTATGATTACGTTAGGTTTAAGTGAAATCTTGGTGGGTGCAGCCGCACCAAACGGAACAATGCCAGCAGCTTCTACAATGAAGAAGATTGGCAAGACGTATAAGGACACCGCCAAGCTCAATCAAGACGCGGCAGAAGTTACAGAACACTTCGAGGAGGGACGTTCAGCCCCCGAAGTACGCAAGAAGTCAAAGAAGATTCCCAAGTTCACGTTCAGTATTATGGACGCTGACATTGACACACTCGTTGCTTATGTCGGTGGTACAAAGGTTAACAAAGCAGGTTCAGAGAAGACAAAGTGGGCTTTCGATGGAAGCGAAACAGTAGAAAACCGTTCTATCCTTGTCAAGTCAGAACAAGGTCTTTACTTTGAAATTCCGAATGCGGACATTGAAGCAGTTGTAAATGCTGATATGTCGGCAAAGGGAATCTTCCTTGTTGATTTCACCGTTACGCCTTTGGCAGTGTCGGCAGGCAAGGCACTTCGTTCTTATGACCCCAAGGAGGCATAAGTAATTCTTTTTCATTGTTGTTTTAGGAAGCCCCAACCCCGTGTGTGTTCGGGGCTTCCTTTCCTTTTAATAATGTTGTATGGAAGAAGCAAAGAAAGCACTTGAACAAGAACGTTCGGAACTGAACGCCCTAATCGGTAGGGGGGTGTCGTTTGAGGTGCAAGATGTCGAAGTTCGACACAAAACATATTTGTGGGGGCTATTCAAGAAGAAAGTCCTTGTACCTATCACACGGAACTTCGTAATCGAAGAACCTACACTTGGTACGCTTGACCGCCTTTCTTCTGAATGGGTTGAAATGGCGATTGATGAAGAAGCAATCAAAAGTACAGATGGTATGCTTCAAGCCCGAATTATGACAAAAAAGCACGCCTTGCGGTGTGCAAAGGTTATTGCGCTTGCGGTTCTTGGTTCTGATTACCTTATACCGAAAGCGGGAAATGGTGGGATTGTTAGATACGAAGAGGACACGAAACGCCTTGAAGAATTGGCAAGACTATTTGCCCGGCAAATCAAACCATCTGAATTGTATCAACTCTATGTGCTAATCAACGCAATGTGCAATTTAGGGGATTTTTTGAACTCTATTCGGTTGATGTCCGCCGACCGAACAACAATACCAATTCGGATAGAGGAAAGCAACGAGGGTTAAGAAGTCCGCACGGTAGGCGCGGTGCAATTTGCGCCCATTTCGGTTGGACGTTGGACTATCTTACAAACGGAATTGCGTGGTCTATTGTGCAGAAAATGATGCTTGATGCACCAAGCTATGACTTTAACGACGATGAAGAAGAAATTGTCTTGTCTGAACACAATAGGGACGATATTATGGATTATGTAAACAGCTTGATGTAATGGCAAATATAGACGGAGGTGCATTATCGTTCAAATCCGTAATGGAGAACGACCAAATGAACAGCGCAATTGAAGAAACATTGCGCCGTGTACAAGGCTTGTCAGATGCAACGGTTGCCGGAGGTAAACAGATGGACAAGGCATTTATGCAAACGACCGATGGCATTAGGGACGCTCTTGGAAAAATAGGGCAAGCGTGTGAGATACACGAAACGAAACTTGGGGAACTCACGGGGCAATATGTGCAACTTGGTCAAGAAGCAAGTGCGGCTTTTATGGCTGGACGTGATGAAGAATACCGGGCAATAGAAGAAACTCGTGCAGGTATTCAAGGAGAAATTGCGGTGCGTAAACAAGCACTTGAAGAAGCACGCAACTTGTCTAATGAGCTTGAAAAGGAAGCCGCAAAGCGCGAAGAAGCAACAAGACAAGTTGAAGAAAACGCAAAAGCACATCAATCCTTGCGTTTCCGAATTAAAGAACTAAAAGAGGAAATGGCAATGCTTATTGACCAAGGAATTGATGAGCAAAGCGAAGCATACAAAGCCCTTGTTAATGAGTTAGGACGCTTGCAAGATATTCAAGGCGACATTGCACAACAAGGTAAAATTCTTGCCAATGATGAAGCTAAGTTTCAAGGCTTCATTCAGGGGCTTTCAGGGCTTTCAGGTGCATTTTCAGCCGCAACGGGGGCTATATCATTATTTGCAGGAGAAAACGAAAATCTGCAAAAGGTAATGACAAAGGTTCAAAGTGTGATGGCGATTGCAATGGGTATGCAGTCGGTCGCACAGACCTTGAATAAAGATAGTGCGTTTCAGCTCGTAACGCTCAATGGTCTTAAAGAATGGTGGGCGGGGATAGTCGCAAAAGCAACAGTTGCAGAAACGGCAGAAACCGCCGCAACGGTTGCTAATACCACCGCACAACAAGCACAAGCAACGGCAACAGCACAAAGCACGGTAGTACAAGGGGCTAATACGGTTGCCACGGGCGCACAAGCAGCAGCGGCAACAGCAGGGACGGTAGCAAACTTCACCCTTGCTGGTGCATTTCGTGCCGTTGGTCTTGCTATCAAATCAATACCTGTTTTCGGATGGGTTCTTGCTGGTATCTCTGCATTGATAGCCCTTGTATCTCACTTTTCAAGCAAAGCAAGGGAAGCAAAGAAAGCACAAGAGGAGTTTAGCAAGGCTATGATTGAGGGGTGTTATAAACCAATAGGCAAGGTTGAAGAACTTTCCGTAAAATACACCGCACTTGGGGATAACATCAAGGAAAAAGAACAGTTCATTAAAGACAACAAAAAGGCATTTGATGAACTCGGTGTATCTGTTACGAATGTTCGTGATGCAGAAAACTTGCTTATAAACAACAAGGAAGCATTTATATCGGCTCAAATAGCAAAAGCAAAAGCGTTGGTTTATAGCCAGCAAGCCGCCGAAAAGGTCAAGAAGCAAATGGAACTTCAAGCCGAATACGAATCAATGTCCGACACAAGAAGCCAATGGGTTCAGACGAGTTCATTTGGCACGGGATATTATATACAAGTAGAGAATACCGCTAAAAAGGAAAAGAAAAAGGAAATTGACGACCTTAATGCCGAAATTCGAGACGGGTATAAAAAGGCAACGGAAGAAGAAACCGCCGCCCTAAAAGAAATGAAGCAATCAGGTATCAATGCAGTTAAGACATACGCAAAAGGCACTGTTGGGGCTATCGAGCAAGCTATTTCAGAGAAGCAGGAAGCATTAAAGGACTTAGTGCCTAATTCAGCAGAATGGAATAAGGCAAACAAGGAAATTGAAGCCTTGCAGAAGCAACTTGAAAAGCCTACCAAGAAGACCACATCAAAGAGCGATAAAGACCCCTTTGTTGAGCAATTAGAAAAGAGGAAAGCAGAATATGAACGCTTCAAGAAGTGGGTAAATTCAGGTGATGAAGTGCTGGTGAAGTCCGCTGCTTCTGAATTTAGTGGATTACTTGCACAAGGTGCAACTTATATTGACTACTTGAAGAAGCAACGTGATATTATCCTTTCGGTTGATGTTGAGAATAGGAGCAAGGAGCAAATCAATAGATTACGCACATTGAACGACCAAATTGCGGAAGAAACGAAGAAGACGGTTCTTGAAGCATTCAATGAAGAACTTGCCACGCAATTAGGCAATGCAAAGACAGCGCTTGATATTTTGAATATCATTGCGCAGAAGCGAAAGGAGCTTGCAGAAGACGGAACGGACGTTGATAATGACAAGAAGCAAGCGTTGGACGATGCAGAAAAGAATGCGTTGCAAAAGCAAGAGGAGGAAACCAAGAAGTTGCTTGATGATTACGCTTCATACCTTGACAAGAAGATAAAACTTGACTTGGAGTATAGCAACGACTTGGCTTTGCTTGAAAAAGCAAGAGCAAAGGCAACCACGGACGAGGAACGCCGAAAGATAGATGCGGCGATTTCTAACAGAAAGAAGCAGTATGACAAGGATAGCAAGTTGTCGGGAGATTCTGAATACGACCAAATGTTGCAAACATATCGAACTTTCGAGCAGAAGAAAGAAGATATTATCGAGGAGTTCAGCGAGAAGCGAAAGAAAGCCCAAGAACACGGTAATACCGAAATGTTGGCACAACTTGACAAAGCACAAAATGAAGCATTGTCAAAGCTCGCTATTGATGAAATGAAGATAAGCCCCGATTGGGAAAAGATGTTTGGAAACCTTGATGAGATAGGCACAAGAGAACTTGAACGCTTGCTGGCTACGATTGAGGGGAAAACCGCCGTTCTCGGAATCGAGTTGTCGCCGGAAGATTTCAAAGTGATACAAGATAAAGTAAAGGAATTAAAGAATGAAATCAAGGAGCGAAACCCATTTAAGGCTTTAACAAAAGGCTTTGAGGACTTGAAAAAGGCAACGAGCGACCAAGACAAAACGGCGGCATTAGCCGGTATGTTTGATAGTGCAGGAAAGGCTGGTAATCAGCTTAAAGGCATTATATCTGATGTAACAAACACGCTTGAATCATTGGGCGTAGAGGGTACAGAAGAGGTTGGACACGCAATTCAAGCACTTGATGGGTTTGCAAGCGGTGCGCAAGATGCGGTAATGGGCTTTATGTCGGGAAATCCCGTGCAGATGGTAGGTGGTGCAATCAAGGCTATTGGTTCGGTTGTGAACTACTTTGCAGGGGCTAACGACCGACGAGCAGAAAGAGCAATCAAAAAGCACCAAGAGAACGTCAAGAACCTTACGTCTGCATACAAGGAGCTTGAATGGCAAATATCAAAAGCATTGTCAGGAAACTTGTATAAGCATCAACAAGCGTCCATCGAGAATATGAAGCAACAACAGCGTGAGTTGCAAGGTATGATTCGAGCGGAACAGGACAAGAAGAAGACCGATAATGATAAAATCAGAGAATGGAGAGAGCAAATAAAAGAGCTTAACAGAAGCATTGAAGACACCATCGATGGAATGAAGAAAAGTCTTCTTGATACTGATGTTAAAGCAATCGCAACGCAATTGGGTGATGCTATCATTAGTGCTTTTGAGAATGGAAAGGACGCGGCAACCGCTTGGGGCGACACGGTAAAAAATATCGTGAACAATCTTGTCAAGAATATGCTGATACAAAAGGTTCTTCAAGAACCTATTGATAAGGTTATTAGCAAATACACCTCAAAGTGGGTGGACAAGAACGGTGTATTTAAGGGTTTTGATGTCGTTATAGGCGATATTGACAGCCTTTCAAGCGAACTTGGTGGATTATACCCATCACTTGAACGCTCTATCAATGCACTAAAAGAGAAGTTGAATCTTTCTACACTTGAAAATGATTCTTCTTTGACGGGTGCAGTTAAGGGTGTAACGGAAGAAACCGCAAGTATTGTTGCTGGGCAATTGAACGCAATGCGAATCAATCAGGTTGAAGCATCGGCAATCTTGCGGCAACAGCTTGCAATGCTTTCTGTTATTGCTCAAAACACGTCTTACAATCGTTTCCTTGTCGAAATACACAAAGAGTTAAAGGCAATGAATGCTGGAAGCGACCCTTTGAGGTCGCAAGGGTTAGTTTAATGAACAAAAATCAAATGATATGAATAAGGTAGCAAAAGAACTTGCCAAGCAAGCAAAGAGCAAAGGTATTTGCGATGATTGGCACAAGCAATTGAAATCACTAACGGACAAGCGTGCAATGGTTGATATGTACATTCGAGGTATTGATTTTTGCTTGTCTAATGAGTTCCCGAACAATGAGTATATCCGGGATAACTTCAAAGGCATAATGGAGGAAAAGGGTGTATTCCTTGATGATGATGTAAGCCTTGTGAATTTTAGACGTTGCGTTGCGCTTGGAAAGACCAAGGGAAGTGTAAAGGCAACGTGCTACAAGGTTTGCGAAGTGTTTGCAAAGCACGAATCGAACCTAAATATAATTGTTGAGGATAACGCCTTTGTCGAAATTGATATGTTCGACAACTCGGTTGTGTCCGTAACAAGTTCGGGAAAAGCAAAGGTACATATCAATCACTATGGGGGTACTCTTACTTTTGACGAACGAGAAGAAAGCGTTATCAAGGTCGTAGAGAAGAACAAAAAAACATATTGATATGGAAGCAAACAATATCATTTTGAACTTGCCTTTTGATGAAAGTAAAGGTTCAAACGTGGCGTATGATTATAGCCAAAATCGTGCAGACGTTCAAGTAAATTCGGCAACATTTGTTCCGGGGCGAAATGGTAATGCAATCAAGTTCACCGGTTCTGAATATGGGGAAGTAACAAAGCAAATCTTCTCAAATTTGAATGCTCCATTCACGATTACACTATATGTTCAATCGTTGGAAGTTGAAACAGGGACACCAACAGCGTTTGTTTGGGGGTTGAACTTTGATGGACTGAATAACTATATTGAAGTCCCTATTGAAGCAAATCCCAAAATGTGGTTCGGTCTTGCGTTGGTGCGACAAGGAACATTGTACAACTTCTTTGTAAACGGACAATTAGTTAAGACACTAACACAAGCAGGAACGTTGCAAGGGGTGTCGCTAAACCAAGACTATTATGGTGGTGAATATGGACTTTGCTTGCTTGATGATGTCAAGTTGTATGATATTGCATTGACACAAGAAGAGTTGTTACAGGCTTCGAGCGTTAATAAGCAACAATCATACACGCTTGATGGTATAGATTTCAGAGAGTTTGGCGTATTTGTTTCTGATTCAGACGGTGTTCTTAACCGCCCGAAATTGAAACAACTTGCAAGCATATCTTGGGACAATTACCACGGTGAAGATGTCGATTTGAACCATAAGTATTACGAGCCAAGAGAAATCACACTTTCTTGCTTCATAAAGGCTAAGACAAAGAATGATTTCATTGTGCAGATGTCGAGATTTGAACAGCAGTTCGACAAACGTGGCTTACATCGTCTTGTAATAGATGTTCACCCGATAAAACCACTTATCTACGAAGTATATTGCAAGGACGAAATCAGCGTATCGAAGAAGTGGAACGATGAATTGATGGTCGGCACATTCAAGTTGAAGCTAACAGAGCCACAACCCGTGAAGCGCGTGTTGAAGCATATTCGTGTATCGGAAGCGACAGAGAGTTGTACAATCAACATAACAACACCAAAGTATGTGAATATATTTTGGGGTGATGGAACGGTTGATGAAGACATTTCGGGTCGTGATGTGCAGGTTTCGCACAACTACAAAAAAAATGGTGAGTATTTCCCGGTTATTACGGGGTGCATTGATGAGATACAAGGTTTTCAAACTAATGCAATCATTGTATGGAACAAATTATAATCACAAGAAAGGACGGCACGACATATCCGCTTGCCGTTAAGAGAGAAGCAACAGACATCAAGGAAGCCCGACAATCGTGGGGCTTGCTTGGTGATGATGTTGTAAATATCAGCGTTGAAAGCCCTTATCCTCAACATTACGAAATAGGGGACTATTTCAATGTATTTGGCAGGACATACAAGCTGAATCAATTGCCACGAGTGCGAAAGCTCGGAATGCACAAATACGCCTATGAATTGACTTTTGAGGGCGTACAATATGACCTTTTGCGTGCATTCTACGATGTTACAATTGAAACAACGGGCAATACACTTCAAGATGTACAGGGGGACGCATTGACTGGCAACTTGAAGAGATTTGCAAGAGTGCTTATCTCCAATGCAAACAGAGTATTTCCCGGTAAGTGGAAGTTGGGGGCTTGTCCTGATACTATTGCAGATAAGACATTGACATTCGGAGATGGCGACAATTGTTTGGCGGTCTTTCAAAACCTTTGTAAAACGTTCGATGTAGAAGCAAGTATTTCAGAACTGAATGGTATTCGTACAATCGATTTCTTCAATCGAGTTGGAATAACACACCCTTTCGTTTTTGAGTTCGGAAAGGGGAAAGGATTGTATGCCCTTGACAGACAGAACGTGGATAGTAGCAACATTGTTACACGTCTTAAAGTGTTCGGTTCTGATGATAACATAACAAATAAGTATCGGGCAAACAGACTGTGTTTGCCGGGCAAGAGCAAGGCGCAATCATTTATCGAGCAAGCAGAAGCCGTGCAGAGGTATGGAATACACGAAGCACGAAAAATCTTTGAAGACATCAAGCCAACATTCAAAGGCAAGGTATCGTCAATTGTTGCAAGTGATGTTCTGCAATTCAAAGATTCTTCTATGTTTGACCTGAATGCAACAGAAGCAGATGGAAAAACAACGAAATATCTTATTGCAGGGGTAAGTGCAAAGATACATTTCAATACGGGCAATCTTGCTGGGTATGAATTTGACATTCACAAGTACGACCACCCAACAAGAACATTCACCTTGAAGAAGCTAACAGACGACCGCGGGGACGTATTCCCGTCTGCAACTTCTTTGGCTTTTCAATTTGCGGTTGGTGATGAATACAAAATACTTGATGTTACATTGCCCGAACAATACCAAATAGAAGCAGAACAGAAGCTACAAGAGCAAGGAAATGAGTATTACAGACAGAACAGCCAGCCAAAGGTAAAGTATGGGTTGAGCGTGTCAAAATCATATCTTAAAAGGTTGTTTGGTGAAGATGTAGAAGCAAGTTTGTTTTCACCCGGCGACTATATCAATATCAATGATGATGATATAGGAGTAAGCAAGGCAATACGCATTCAATCACTACAACGCAACTTGCTTGACGTGTACGATTACACTTTGACAATATCAGATACGGCAGAAAATAATATCACAACAAGGGTTATTTCTGAACTTATCGATATTGATAAGATTACTACAACGCACAATCTTAAAGACCCAACAAGGGCAAGAGCGAATTGGCGTTCTTCTCGTGAAGTTATGGGTATGGTGTTTGACCCAGATGGGGATTACTACACCGATAAGATTAAGCCTAATTCGATTGACACACTTGCACTTTCGGTTGGTGCTAAATCAATGCAGTTTGCCTTGCAGAATGTTGTGTTTGAACCAAACTATCAGGGTGCAAAGAATATGGTTCGTGTATCGGCTGGCTCTTTAACGCATTACACAATCGAGGAGCAACCAAGGACGTGGTTTATTGCATCTTCGATAACCGGATTACCCGAAGATGGAAAGGCATATTACATATTTGCTAAATGTGCAAAGGCTGGAACGGCAGCAACGATTGTATTTAGCAAGGATTCTATCAAGACCGACCAAGATGCAAGCAACTATCATTTTTGGATTGGTGTTATCAATTCTGTTGATGCTGATTTGCAAGCACGTTCGCTTGCCTTGTCTTACGGGTTTTCAATGATAAATGGGCGTTTCATCAAGACGGGTCGTATTGAGAGTGCCGATGGCTCTACTTATTTTGACCTTGACGACGGAGAAATTGGTGGTCGCGTTATCTTCACTTCAAATGGACAACCGCAAAGCCTTGAAGATTTCAGTACAGATGTTCACAATCAGATTGATGGAAAAATAGAAACGTGGTTTCAGAAAACAAGCCCGTCTTTGATTTGGAAGACAAACGACGAAAGAATAAAACACATCGGGGACTTGTGGTTTAATACAAAAACAAAGGAGCTGAAACGCTTTTCTGCAACGTATGCTTGGGAGCTGATAGAGGACAAAACGGCAATCAAGGCTTTGGACGATGCTTCAAAAGCACAAGAAACAGCTAACGGTAAACGTCGTGTGTTCGTAAATACCCCTTACACACCCTACGATATAGGCGATTTGTGGCTTGATGGTAATGTTTTGAGAAGATGTAAGGTTGCAAGACTGCAAGGAACGTATAACGAAGCCGATTGGGTTCTTGGTGTGTCTTATGACAACACGAAGACAACTATTGATGGTGGATTAGTAACGTCGGGGACAATACAAGTTGCCGGCGACAACACTTCAATTCTTGCAGGAATGACCGGTAAGGGAACGGTTGCCGATTCAATACGCTTTTGGGCTGGTGCAGCGTTCAATGATAGAGCAAATGCACCGTTTAGGGTTCAGCAAGACGGAACTACCTATATGACAAAGGCGAATGTTTCGGGGGTTATTGATGCACAAACGGGAAAGATAGGTGGTTTTGACATCAATAGTTACAGAATAGGCTCAACGAATAGTTACGACCAATCAACTGGTCTTTCTCTTACTAATGGGAATATACGGTTTCGAGGGTATGGGGTCGGAGGAACACACTTTGCTTCGATAGGTGATTTGAATTGGCTTGGGTATAGCAACGCCGCTTTCTTCGAGCTGACAAGCAATGATACAAACGTTATTGGTTCTGCATTGTTTGCAAAATGCGTTTCCGGGGATGGCTCTTTTGACCATTGGCTTCCTCAACGAGCTATTGAATATGTTGGTAACATATACGGTATAGGTAAACGGTGTGAATATGAAACAGGGTACATTGGTGAAGCCTTTACTGATATTATCTTATCACATTATGATGTAACACACAAGTTTCACTTCACAAAATGCGAAACAAGCTACCTTGGTGTAAACCTACCAGCAAAGTCTGTCATTGACAAAAGGACGGGAGGTAAGGAGGTAATCTTTAATATCGAAATTGTCTGTGATAGGAATATGCCAAATCGTATCAAGATTCGTTCAAGTGATGGTGCGCAAATCTATAATAATGATGGCGGAGCAATTGATGGGTTAGATATGATGAAAGGTGATTCTTTGTGTTTGAGGTACTACAATGGTGGGTATCACGTATTGTTCAAGCAATACACAACATAGGTTGTATGCTCAAAAGTTATATCTTACTTATTCAAAAATGTTTTATAGTAATACATTATGTGATAACTTTGTAGAATTAAAATTCGGATTATGTCAGTAACACGTTCAGGGGAACAAGTTTCCTCACAAATTGGAAAGATGGGAGCAATCACGGGTTTACAAGATAGTACCTTTTGTTTGCCTGATGGTCAATGCTTCAATCTGAAAAACGACGGCACAAACGCCGTTGAACTTTCGGTACAGCTTGCGGGAATGCAAGACGGTGATTTCGTTACAACCAAGTTTGATGTTGGTTGGAATCCCGAAATTATTAAGGCGGTGAAGCAAACTTCACTGTCAAGTATTAACTTAAAATGGGGTTACTAATATGGGAATCGTTCTTGGAATAGGGCAAACACGCCCTCAAACGCCTTATGATTACTTCTATGGTATTGAATGGGACGTAACGGTGTCAAATCCAAAGCCTACAAGAATAGGTAAAATGGAACTTCACGCATCATTACCCGTTCAATCATTGATGCGTCGTTGTGTGCTTAGAGATAACGGCACAATCGCCTATTATCTTCACGCAAATGATAGCACAAAAAGGGACAATTCGGCAGAAGCTAAACTTGACGGAACAGACGGACAAGTAATGGTTGAAATTCCAACTTGTTACGTCAAATTTGAAGCAGATGGAAACAAACGACGCTTTTTGATGTCCACACACGAGTTGCCAGGCTTTCAAAGGTGGGAGCGTTGTTTTGTTTCAGCGTATGAAGCTACAATTCAACGTTCGACAAGCAAACTTTCAAGCGTTGTGAATGCAACCGCCGACTATCGTGGAGGAAATAACGATGCGTCAAAAGACGACAAGTTTACTTCACAGCTCGGAAGACCAGCAACCAACTTCAACACAACAAACGCCCGAACTTATGCACGAAACAGAGGGTCGGCAAATTGGAATTGCAACACCTATAACGTTCAAAAAGCATTGTTTTGGTTCTTTGCGGTTGAGTATTGCAACTTCAATTCACAAGATACATTCAATGCAAGTCTTGACGATAACGGCTATCGACAAGGTGGGCTTGGTAAGGGAATTACCGATTTAGGCAATTGGGATAAGTTTGGGTATTATCCACCCGTGCCTTGCGGTATTACAAATAGCCTTGGTAACAAGTCGGGGTATGTTGAGTACGTTTGCGCAAAATCTGATGATGGAAGCCTTGCACCTCAAACGCTGCAAGCTATTTCGTACAGAGGTGTTGAAAATCCCTTTGGACATTGCTGGGCAATTACAGATGGGGCAAAGTGTCTTATTCAATCAGATGCAGACGGCGGACGCTCGGAGTTCTACGTTTGCAATGATAAGGAGAAATGGAATAGTAACGGCGTTGCAGATTATGAGTTCAGAGGTGTTTTACCACGAAAAGAGGGGTATGTAAAAGAACTTGTACTTGGAGAGTTCGGGGAAATAATGCCTTTGAATATCGGTGCAGGTTCAACAACTTACTTCTGTGATTACTTCTACACTAACATACCCGGTAGTGGTGTATCAGAGCGCGTCCTTTTGTTCGGCGGTAATGCGTATCATGGTGCGGCTGCGGGCTTCGTGTACGCGTATGCGAATTGGGCGGCTTCGGCTGCGTTTGCGTCTGTCGGTTCTCGGCTTTGCTTTATCCCATAAATCGAAATCGAACGCAAACAGAAGATGAAAAATAAGGTTGTTCATTGTTGCGTCCTTTTGTTCGGCGGTAATGCGAATAATGGTGCGAATGCAGGCTTCGTGTACGCGTATACGAATTGGACGGCTTCGACTGCGTTTGCGAATGTCGGTTCTCGGCTTATCTTGTATAAAACAACATTTCACGCAATGAAGACCTTGCCACAAAAACGATGTGATATACATCGTATGTCTTGACAAGTTCAGGGGCAAAAAATAGAATCAGTAAAACGGTTTTGGTAGGGAAAACCCCGAAGAATCCAAATATACAAGCAAACGTCAATGAAGCGAATAGGAAACTTATATGATAGCATCATTAGTCTTGACAACTTGCGGCTTGCAGACGAACGAGCGCGCAAAGGCAAGGCTGGTTCTTATGGTATCAAGATTCACGACAAAAGGCGTGAAGAAAACTTATTGACGCTACACGAGGACTTGAAGTGTCAGAGGTTCAAGACTTCAAAATACCACGTATTCACGATATACGAGCCAAAGCAACGTGAAATATACCGATTGCCATATTATCCTGATAGAATCGTTCATCACGCTATAATGAATGTTCTTGAACCGATATGGGTTTCCTTGTTCGTCAAGGACACATATTCTTGTATCAAGACAAGAGGTATTCACGCGGCAGCAAGAAACGTGAAGTTTGCATTGAAGAATGATGTCGAGGGTACACGCTATTGTTTGAAGATAGATGTACGCAAGTTTTATCCATCAATAGACCACGAGATATTGAAGCGGTTGTTAAGGCGAAAGTTGAAAGACAAACGCTTGCTGTGGTTGCTTGATGAAATCATTAGTTCAGTGCCTAATGGTGTGCCTATCGGTAATTATCTATCACAATACTTTGCCAATATCTACTTGGCTTATTTTGACCATTGGTTGAAAGAAGAAAAGGGCGTGAAGCATTATTGGCGTTATGCAGATGATATTGTAATACTTGCCCCTAACAAGGAGGTGTTGCACGGTCTTCTGCATAGCATACGGGCTTACTTGCACGACAATTTGAAATTGCAGGTCAAGCGGAATTATCAAGTATTCCCCGTGGAAGCAAGAGGTATTGACTTCTTGGGATATGTCTTCTTTCACACGCACACGCTTCTTCGTAAAACAATCAAGCAAAGTCTTTGCCGCCGGGTGGCAAAGCTGAACAAACGGAAGAAAAAGCCTACTAAAAAGGAGTATAAACAAAAGATTGCTTCTTGGTGGGGATGGTGTAAGTATTGCGATTCAATCAATTTAGTAAGAACTCTAAAAAACAAAATTCCGTATGAAATTAGATTCACTCGTTCCTAATGCCTTTTATGATATGGTAGTAGGTATGCCGTCTTGTATTCAAAAAGACAACGATGGTTCATTTTTGTATCGTTACAACATTCAGCCGCAAATGGGTACAGACGAAGAGAGCGGAGAAGAGAAGCAGGTGGGTTGGCAATGTCGCGAAATCCGTATTTGGGAGCAACCGACGAAAAGTGCCTTGAAAAAGGCAATCATTCGTTCGGTTGTTGATGAAACGGAGGAATTGGGTATTGTGAATGCCTACAATAAGCACATTCTTGGGGTTAAGAAAAACCAGCAAGCAGTAGAAGAGTACAAGGAATTTCTTCTTTTCACAGAAGACTTGGACGAAATGTTGAACAACGAAATCAAAGAATAAAATGTAAGACTTATGGCAAAGTTTAGTGAACTTGGTATTGAAGCGGACGTTGTTGTTGGTAAGTCGATTGATATGGAAGACTTGTTCGGTCGCCGTATTCTTATCGAGAAGACAATAATTCAGCCAACAAAGTTTCCGGGTAAAAACTCGTCTAATCTTCGTATGCAGATGCAAGTGGTTCTTGCTACATTTAACGAGCAAGCAGATGAAGATGGCGACTACTACACAAAGGATATAGGAGGAACACCGATTGGCGAAAGGCGTTCTTGCTTTACCGGGTCTGATGTGTTGATAGGAGCTATTCAGAAAGCAGAAGAGAACTTGCCCATCCTCAATAAAAAGAGAGCGGAACAAGGGCTTGAACCTTTGAAGCTGTACCCAATGGACACTACGATTGTCAAGGTCGGTAAATGCTTTCAATTTACTTGATTATGAATGAACTTTTGAAAACATTCATCACACATTGTGGCAAGTATTGTGTAAGCACATTTGGGGCTTTGGTTGCGCTTCTGCAACCGACATTGCCTTTCATTGTGATTTGCACAATTGCCATTCTGTGTGATTGTTATACGGCTTGGTCGTTATCACGCCGTGTTAAGAAGAAATATCCCGGAGCTAACGATGGAAAGTTCAAGTCTAATTATGCAGGTAGAGTGTTTGTAACGCTTATCAAGGTGTATGCCTTGACTGTACTTGCATTTCTGATTGAAACCTACATATTCGAGGGATTGCCCGTGAAGTTGGCAAACATTGTAGCAGGCGCGGTGTGCTTTTGGCAAGTTTGGTCGATGTTAGAGAATGAAAGTTCGTGCAATGATGCAAAGTGGGCAAAGATTGCACAACGCATACTTGTAGATAAGACCGAACGGCACTTTGATGTTGATTTGAGCGAACTAAAAGAAAGGAAAGATTATGGCGAAAGTTGAATTATTAGCCCCCTATATCAAAAAGTGGGAGGGCGGTTTTGTAAACGACCCAGCCGACAGAGGAGGGGCAACGAATATGGGCGTAACAATAGCAACGTTTGATGCGTATTGCCGCCGAAAGGCATACCCAAGACCTACTATTGAAAGGCTGAAAAAGTTGTCAGAAAAAGAATGGGTTGATATTCTTAAAACAATGTTTTGGGATAGGTGGAAAGCCGATAGTATCAACTCACAAAAGGTTGCAAATATCCTTGTTGATTGGGTATGGGGTTCGGGGGCGCACGGCATTTTTATTCCTCAAAGATTGCTCGGTGTTAAGGTTGACGGAATTGTTGGTGAAAAAACGATTCACGCACTCAATGCACAAGACCCTGACAAGTTTTTTCAACTTGTGTTCGATGCACGAAAGCAATTCTTGCGAGATATTACAGATGGTAGTGTAAAGCGATATGAAGCAAGGATTGGGCGCAAGGCAACACAAGCGGAGTTGATGAAGCATACCAATAAGAGATTTCTTAAAGGTTGGTTGAACCGTCTTGAAGACATAAAAAGTTTATCACGATGAAGAACGTTATTTTTCTTATGTTAGCTGCGTTGTTTGCGGCTTGCTCCAGCACAAAAAGGGTTGTTGATGTTTCAGTAAGCAAAGTTGATTCTGTCAGCATTGCGACAACAACCGCCGTGCAGGTTGAACGCCTAATTGACACCACAACAAACGAAAGGGGGCGTGTGGTTATCACAGAAATTGAGTTTTCACAATTAGATACAAGCGATGTCATCGCAAGTCTTTCTATAAGAGATGGTACTTTGAATATCGAAGCGATTCGAGGAAAACCGATTAAGTATATAAAACAAACAGCAATTGAACACGAAGACGAAAGAAAAGGTGAAAGTAAAGAGAAGCACGATGGCAAGGAGCAAAAGCAATCAGCATCATTACAGAAAGAGAATGTGAAGCAGAACAAGCAAGTAGCACCAGCCCCTGACCCATACAAGTGGCGATATATCTTTTACTTGTCGCTCGTCTTGCTTACAGGTATATTGTATTTCAAACGAATGCCGATTATCAATTGGATAAAGAAGATGCTTTGCGGATTAGTGAAGCAATAATGAAGAAGCCCGTACACGATTGTAAGTGCCGGGCTTCTTCATTTTCTAATTAAAAAACGCCCCAAAACATCTGTTTTGAAGCGTTTTCGTGTACATTTTCGTGTACTTACTTTGCAAACCCTTGATTTTCAAGGTTTATTGCGGAGAGACAGGGATTCGAACCCCGGGTACCTCGCGGTACAACGGTTTTCAAGACCGCCGCAATCGACCACTCTGCCACCTCTCCAAAAGCTTCCCGGCACGGAAGCGCTTTCTTTCAAAAGCGGTGCAAAGGTACGAATCCTTTTTAAATATGCAAACGTTCTATCTCTTTTTTCGTAAATAAATCGTATTTTTGCAAACCATTAGAAATTTAACAACTGTAAATAAACAAATTGACACAAAACCCATAGCAACTATTATAAATAAAAAAACAAG